ATGGCTTCAATAGTACCTGTTGGTGATTTAATTTTAATACCAATATCTTGTCCTGTAAGTTTGTGCTCAATGGTAAATTTTCCGCCATCAACTTTTAAATCAACGTCTTCTGAAGAACCTATGATTAACCCTGCATCTGATTGTAGTGTTAAACTACCAACAATAACCTGATCTTCGTCGTTATAGACAATTTGTTCTGCTGATTTTAAATCACCTACTGCTGTTAAAATATTTTCAGCACGAGTCACAATAGCATCAAATTTCATGTCTGTTAACGAACCAGCATTAAATCCAACTTGAATATCTTTGATTCCTTCTGCATATCCAACAATTGGCTGTGCAGGTGTAAATGCATCTTTACTAAACAACCCTAGTAAAGTGCTGGCCACATATAATTTTGCAACTGTATGGCCTCTATTAAAGTTGTCCAGTACTGTTTCTACTACAAATCCTGTAGTACCTTGAATATTGTTGTATATAGGACCAGCAAGTGTTAAGTCAGTGCCATCATAAAACCATAACTGATTAGTTTCATTGTTGATCCACAAATCTCCTGCAACTAAATTAGTTGGTTCTCTGTTACTAACAATAGGACCACCGGCTGCTCTAAAGTCGCTGCCGTCATATACATTTAATCTTCCACTACCAGTATCGTACCACAACTGCCCTTTTAATGCCGATTCTGGTGCGCTAGAACTAGCAAAGTTTTCTAGCAACTTTACCAAGTTCTCATTGTATGCTTCTCCAAATGCTGTAACGTTTTTACCAATTAACGTTAGTGATGTTGTGCTGGTATCAAACGTACCGTCTGGGATATCTGTTAATTGATTGCCGTCAGTTTTGTTAATTCTATATGTCATAGTACGTTTCGTCCAGTATTAATAATGTAGTTCAATGTTAAGTATGGATTCATAACATTGAATTGTGATTGTATAGATTCGCCGCCAGCAGTTTTTGGATATCCTAAAATGCCACCAGAGTCTGACATGTATTGTCCTCGGGCTGTAGTAGTAGAACCTTCTCCGCTAATAGCATTAGTATCAGTTGGATCTCCTGGAACGTTTCTAAACGCATAGTATTTGTTTTCATCGTCGCCGATTAAATCGTGTACGTGATCTGGTATTTCAGAAGTGTCAATTAACTTCTTCTCAACGCCGCCGCCTTGGCCAACAATATCAGCAGTTGCATCTGTTACTCTATTTGCGGCGCCGCCGCCTGTGCTAATTTGCTGTGTTGGATCTAATTTGCTTGGAACTGTAATACCATTATTCATACTATCCATAGCAAGAGCCATTCTGCCTCGCATATCTGGAAGTTTGAAAGTACCAAGTCCTAATAATGTAGTAATGTCGCCGAACTGATATCCTATGATATCAAACAATTCTGGGTAGCTCGATATTAATACTTCTGAACCGTCGCAGAATAGCCATCCTGTAGGTGCAACTAAACCAGCAAATGGTAGCACTACTCCGCAAGGTGTTACAGGTATTGCTGTCCACAGACTTTGTTTTGTAATCTTTTTAAGACCTTCTGCTCCACGCTGTACAACAAATTCATCACCTTCTTGAATACTTGTAACTTCTGGTTTATCTGCAATAAAGGTTTCGCTTAATTGTGTGTAAAAACGTTTTCTATTTCCTGATAACCCAAATCTTGAAACAGCACCTGCCGATGTTTGTGGGCCAGTTTGTGTACTAGCATACTTAACATAGTCTAGTCCACCGTCTGTAACTGTGTAAGTTCCGCGATATCCTGTTGGAGCAACACCAGATACTACAATAGTAGATCCTGTTGGATACGGAGCAACTGTCTGTGCCACAAATGTCAATGTTGCTTCTGTGCCTGTACCTGATGCTGTTAGAGTATTAAGTGTCGGAGTACCTGTTTGTCCATCAAATTCAACTTCGTTAGATGTAATGTCACCGTCTAAGTCAAAGATTGTTGGAGATGCTAGTTTAGTAGACGATCCGCTGGCATTACCAGTTAACGAACCAAACACGTTTCCATAAAATTCACCGTCAAAGCGTGAACTCCAAATTCTTTGAAACTTTTTATCTACAGTACCAATATCTGCACCTAAGTTTACGTCTGGTAAAATAACACCAGATACTGTTACTGTATTTGTATTGTCTGTACCAAACGATACATCACCTGCAATATCTAATGCGCCTGTTACTGTAAGTCCGCCGCCAAATGTAGCACTACCGTCTGCGGTAATGTTACCGGATGCGTTAAAGTCTCCGCCTACATCTAAGTCAGTCTGTGGGTTAATATTATTAATACCAACACGCTCTGAACTGTCAACACGAACAACTGTACGGATAGCACCGTTGTTGTTCATACGAATATCTAAGTTACTACCAGATGTTTTGTGAAAAATTACACCTGCGGCACCGTCAATACCTAAATTTAACTGAGTATCTTCACCGATTGCAATACCGCCTGCATTTCTAACGTTGATTGGAAATGTTGTATTACTAGTTGCATCGCCTCTTAGGAAGTTTGATGCAGAAACTGTAGTGGTACCTACTAACAGCGCCGCTGCCTTTTCAGCAGTACCCCAATATGTATTGTAGTTAGAGTTTAAATTAACACCTGCTTTGATTGTTTGAAAGCCTGTGATTAAAGTTTTTGGTGTAAACGCTGTTTTACTAATAATACAAACACGCTCACCATTAATATAGTTAGAAACCACTGGCTGAGCGTTGCTTAATGTGTCTTCGATAAACTCTGGTTCAGCACCAGTACGAGCACCTTCACTAAATCTTGGACCAACTAAGATCCAACCTGAACCTGTGTATAGGTATAATTGTTGTGTATCGGTGTTTACCCATAGGTCTCCTGGTAAACTAGTTGCCAATTCTGGCTCAACGTTGCCTTTCTTTAAACCGCCAGCACTAGACCAACTAGTACCGTCCCACACTTTTAGTTGGTTAACACCAGCAGTATTATCGTACCATAATTGTCCTTCTATTGGATTTGTTGGTGCGCTGTCGTTAGCAAAATTTTCTAATAAGTGTAAAAAGTTTTCTGCAATAATTGTGCCATAACCAGTAACATTACGACCTGGAAATTGTAACGATGTTGAATCATTAATGGTATTATCTTCTACCGTTAATGCTGGTTTGTCTAAATTTGTTGAATCTGTATATCTAACTTGGTATGACATAATTAAGCCTCATTAAAACCGGTTAAGCTCTGTACTCTAACTGTGTAGTCTATTTGAATTAAACGGTTTAAACTCTTTTGTACAGGGTGGAAGATAACGTGTGTTAGTAAACGACCTGTTCCAGCAGGATCGTAACCTCTTAAACCTAGTTCATCAAACACATATTCGCCGTCTGTGTACGTGGCGTTGTCAAATGCGTCTTGATTGCTAGGCTCGCCGTAGTCTAATAAACAAGTGATTAAGATGTCTGTGTAGTTTGTACCAGTAACATGACGTGTTTCTATCTTATTTCTAGTTGGATCTAAATTATTTGTGCTTCTATCATCAACTACTTTAGTGTATGTTTCGTTGTATAAACTGGCATTAGACCCTGTGCTGTTAGGAGTAAGGTATGTAATAACTCCTGTTGGGTCCACCGAAGTGCCGCCATTGCCAAACACCATCTCATATATAAACCCTTTGCCTGCGTTTGCAAGACTTTCTGCCAGGGCTATACTCATATTTTCGTAGTGAATAGCGTTTTTCTTATCAATAAAGACTTCCTTAGTAGTTGGATCAAATATTTTTATATGTCCTTGTACTCGGATTCCTGAATTTTCGTTTGGTTTTGTTGTCATGTTAAAATCACCTGTATTCTATATTTATCGAGGCAAATTCGCAGTCTTTGCACGAACGAATTTTGCTTGGTCAGTTTGTGCATCAACAAGGCTCTGACCTTGTGCTACCCACGCTTGACCCACTTTCTTCTGTACAATAACTTTTGCGCCATTTGTTGGAGGCTCTGTTAAACGTACATAAGCACCCACATTCTTGTTTACTGCAAATTCTGCTTGTAATTGTTTGTCACCACTTGGGCTATCTGGGCCTAAACTTTCGTCCCATACTGATGTTGGATTTTTACGCAAGCGGCGGCCTGCTACAAACACTTCAATATCCAAACCTTCCCAGTATTCTAAAGGAATACTTGTATAGTCTAATACTGTACCTGTGCCTGAACCCACTGCTGTTGCTATAAATTCTGTACCAATTGTGTTAGAACTTGCGCCGATACTCATGTAATCTGTTGTACCAATGGTTTTAATCTTATAACCTCTTCCTACTTGAATATTTGCCACACTAATTTCGGCAGTTTCCTTATACCACTCACCAGTTTCTGCTGGGTTTCTTGTGGTAATAGTATTAACTATTGGGCTAAACGGTAACAAGATTTGTACATATTTTATAGCCGCTGGTGCTACGTAACTAGTTTGTGCCACTGTAACTGGTCCAACACTAAACGACGGATTTACTATTACTAAATCGTACGCACCAACTACTTCTGCTTGACTGATAAATGTCAATTCAGTACTACTTACATAAGTAGTGTTGCACTTAGCTCTCATATGAGAACCGGTCATTTCGCCAGTACTTACTGATAATGACACCGGACTGCCGTTTACTGTTTCGCTAACTGTAATATAATATTCTTCTGTAACTACATCCTGTCCATAAGTTAAAATATAATAAGAAATAGAAGAATCAATACCGCCAAAAACTGCGCCGCTGAATACAACTTCCTTGCCTACAAATAATCTATCGATGTTGCTAACAATTATTTCATTGGCAGAATTAACTTCTGTGGCTACAAATGTTGTTTTTAGTGTAGGGTCACCGATAACAACTTCAACGTTTTCCTTGAATCCAGTTCCTTTTACAGTCACAACTTGTCCGCCTAATGGGAACGCTGTAGTATTGTTAAAATTATACTTGACTGAAGTAACATTGATACCAAAACTGTTTTCATATATTTCAGATGCCTGTGAGTATCCGCCAGCAACTAAAACAACAGTTTCTGTTTCATCTTTATAAGGAACAGTTTGGTTTGTACTTGCATCAAGTACTGCTGTTCCTACTGGATGCACTTCAGGAACTCCAGTTCCTAGTGTACCTCTGCGTAGATATTTTAATGTATTTCCATCTTTTTCAAGATATTCTATACGCTCTTTATCAATTAGAACAATACCTGCTTGATTCTGACTACGCAATGGTTCAACTAAGCCGCTGGCATCTTCTAACACAATAGTTGTATCATAATAATTTAATGGCTGTGCTAATACTGCCGATGCTTCAGAATCTAATCTCTTATAGATTGTTCTGTTTAACATATCTTTGAATATTCTATAACCAAAAGGTCTACCAGTAGTTACATCGCTACTGAATACAATAAGGTCTATTACATCTGTAGATGTTAACACTCTGTTTCTATCAATTTGAATATAAGTTAAATTATCTTCTAAGATATAATCGATTTCAGGAGTTAACAATTCTCCGTTCAATGCTAACCAAATATACTGTGCGCCCAACGCAGGGTTTCTAAGTTGGATGCGTCCTGCTAATAATTGATTTAATCTATAGTAGTCGGTAGTTCCTTCAGTCACAATACTTGCAGATGTAATATAATCACTATTACGTTCGATATCTAAAATATCGTGATTAGTAAATGTAGTAACTGCAAATTTATCGTTAACCGAGTAACTATCTACTAAGCGCAATTGAGCACCTGTTGAGTCTTCGTCAATGTAGTATTCTGCATTTTCTAAAATTACCAATGCAATTTTATCGCCAACTTTAGCAACTCCACGCTTAATTGTTAACTGATTGCTAGATGACTTCCAAGTAAATTGTCTTGAAATTGCTAGTTCGGTGCCGTTTAAGAAAACTCTAACCTTGTTTGCATCAATGGTATTAATAGCATAGTCAACTGTGCTTACTGTGTAAGTACGAACTGTTCCTACGACATCAAAATAAACAGTATCTGCCGGACGTAAAATTCTTCCAGCATATTCAACTAATACGTTATTATCAAACGGACGTAAGTTGGCCGGTGTATTTGTTAAACTATACACCTGACTTGTGCCGTCATAAACAACAGTTTCTGTTGAAACACGACTTACTGTGTTTAATGCTGTACCAATAATCGTGTAGTCGATAATTGCCGTATTGACTGGTGCTGTAGCAAATCTAATTCCAATGTTTCCAACTTCGCTGTAAGTATTATCTGTTACAAATGTTGTTACTGTGGCTGGTACACCGTTAACAGTAACTAGTGCAGAATAATCTCCATCCCAACGTGCTACTGTTACAAAATCTACAGAAACACCATCGCCAGTAAATGAATCGGAATCAAGAATGCTTGTACCGTTTTTGCTCATAGAAGTAATCACAACTTCACTGCCCACAGGCAAGTTAGTTGGGAACACAACTTTTTGCATAGCGTAATTTAGTGTATAATCTACATCTTGCTTTTTAATTAATCCGTTTAATTTAACAACTGCCGCTTGAGTGCTGTTTGGACGCTGTCCAATTAAGAACTCGTTTTCTGGCTCTGTTGTTATATAATGTCTTGTGACAATAATAGGTGTACCGTCTTCTACAGTATGGTAGACTGTAATTGCTACAGAGTCTACAACCTGTCCCGTAACTACTTCTTCCGGTGCATGGCTGTTAGTTGGTGTTACAAAATTGTCGCCGTCAAGATTGATGTCTTCTGCACGAATGCCTCGGGCAGTAGTATATGTAAAATCTCCGCCGCTGATTTCAGAGTCTAAATATTGCTGGTTTGGTCTAAAACTACCATCGCTGGTACTCTTACGGAAGATAATAGTATCTCCGCTGTTTACATCTACGTATGCAGGAATGACTATAGGAGTATCAGTGCTTCCGTCTCCTACAAATGTCTGCATCTGTGCATCTGGATTTGTAATTTCATCGGTTGCATTTAATGTTGCTAACTTTGCGGCAACATCAAGAGTTTTGTTAGCCACTTGTACTTGTTTGGCTGTTAGTAATGCTTCTGCATCGTCTAGTTCGCCTTGGGCAATGGTCAAGTCTGAAATTAACTGTGTTTCCTGTGCTTGATTTTCTGCCAATGTAGTTTGTAAAGCAAAGTATAAAGGATCGCTTGGGGAGGTAATTTCTAACTGTGCTTGTAAGTCAGCAATAACTGCCTGTGTATCAATAAGCTCTTGTGTTAGAGAATTAACTGTTATTTCTTTAGCGTCTTTATCTGCTTGTAGAGCAATCTCTTCAGCAGTATAAACTTCTAATAATGCGGCTGCGGTATTATATGCAGTTTCGGCACTGGTGTAAACGTCATAATTAATGTCATCAATTCTTACACCATTAATATAAACGTTAATCTGTTCTCCATCTGCAGGAATATATGGCAGATTATAAGAACGTGTTGTACCATCTGATACAACTAAAAAGTCTGTATAATCTTCATCGAAGTCGTCCCAGCCAGCAGTAAACCATGGAAGTCCGTCCCAACCAGAACTTATTTCAAATCCTAGCCCTGTAATTTCAACGCCGCCGTAGTCAACTCCAGACATTAACTGTCCTAGGTCTTTACCAATCTGTCCTGTTATTGGACTATAGTAATATTGAATTCTATCTGCGGCTGTAAGAAGTCTTATATCTTTAGTATAAGTTACAGTAATATTAGAACTGCCAACTTCTGCCGCAGTAGATAACTCTAATATACCAATATAACGTGTATATCCTAACGAAGTATCTTTCTTATTATAAACTGTAAAATCACTAGACAATAATTCTTCGTTAGATACTGTTACCGCAGTCTTGTTTGTTCTAATATCAATAGGCCAGTTTAACTGGAACAATGTTCTAGATCCTGTACCATCGAATGTCTGCGACATTGTAATAGAACTTACTTGATACTCCGGAATAATTCTGTCAAATTTAACACCAATGGTGTTTGTTCTTGTAACGCCTTCTCCAAGAATTGCTGTAGCCTTGGCTGTTACTCCGCTTGCGCCAACTGATCCGCTAATAACTATAGTAGGTGTAGTTAGGTAACCTTCTCCTTTAGTTTCTACTGCAATCTTTGTTACTGATCCTTGTGAAATATACGCTTTAGCAGTGGCTTTAGTTTTGCACACACCAACTACTTCAACAGCAGGTGCGGCTTGGTATCCTGAGCCACCGTCAACAACAACAATTTCTGTAACACGATATCCAGCATGATCTAACCAATCACTGTATGGTGCATTTAATATTGCAGATGAGTTATATGTAATTACAGAATTATTGACTTTTACATCAAACGGAAGAATTTTTCCTTCTTCAGTATCATAACGTGCTGGAAGGTCAAAGTCTGTAGTTCCTGTATATGTATTATCAGTTGCTGTGTAATTGCTGATAAATTCTCTAACTTTAGTTCTGTAAGGTTTTACTTCATTAATGTATTCTTCGTAACTAGCAAGATTGTCATTTTTATAATTAACTTTTTGTTTTAATTCGCCAAGGTTGTGTTGACTCTTAACGAACGAAGTCTTAAATGCCCAATCAACAAATGTTTGTTCTGAGAATACGTAACGCAGACTTGCAAAGAATAACTTATTATACTCTACTTCTAAATCGTCTATTAATAAATTATTTTTAATGACATCGAGAATAATTCTTAATTCTTCTTTTGGTTCGTCGTCGTATACATCGCCATCATAGGTAAAACTATCAAATCCAATATTACTATTTGTAAACTTGTACAAATTACTATTGAATTGGATTGTTCCGTTTTGACGACCTACTGTTGTGTAATTTAAAGAAATGTTATCTGTAACTAGTGTATTAATTCTTTCTAAAAGAATCCAACCACCAGATTTTTCATTTTTAATTTTTACTAAATCGCCTACAGCAATATCTATGAAACTCATTTCATATGAGAAGTCAACTAAATGGTCAACTTTAGTAAATGCGCTGTAGCCATCGGCATACCAGTCGGCATAATCCCAATGCTTGGTTACATCATAAATTTGAGTTTTTGATCTGAACCAGTCGCCTTTGACACTATCCCAAATGTATAAACTCCATTTATTAGCCGCTGTTTCATCATTGTTGACTAAAATTGTAAATGGTCTAATATACAATGTAGTAGAATCTAAATAATCTCGGCCAAAGTTATCAACTGTTACACCAGTAACTTCGCCAATAGTGTTAATCTTTGCTGTTAATTTTACGCCAGTGCCTGCACCATTAACTATAATTTCTGGAGCAATTTTATATCCACGGCCTGGATTTGTAACTACAACACGTACAATCTTTCCTGCTTCTACTACCGGAACAGCAGTGGCTTGAATAAATCCTGTAGAGCCAACAAAACGTATTTGACTTTGACTGTCGATTGCAATATCGTACTTTCCTGATAATTCAGTCGGAGGTTCTTCTTTAGAGTTTAATGCTGTAAAATCAAAGTCGTCAATAATTGCACGTTGTATTAATACAGAGTTAACACGCTCTATAAATTGTTTTAGAGCTTCAAGTCTGTTAACAAACATACCTTGACGAGGTTTGTTTAGAATACCGTATTTCAATTTAGCAGGCAATCTAGGATCTGGCACTTCTGCGCCGTTGATATCGTAACCGATTAAACTGTCAAACCATTTCTGTTCAACATACTTGTTAAGTTTTTTATTAGTGTTTCCTTCTGCTAATAACTGATAATGTGCATGAATATTGTTTTCAGTATTATTCACTGTCCAGTAACGAACATTTAGTGCAACATCTTTGCCTGTGATTAATCCTTTGCAGTTCACTAATGCAAATTGATTTTTACCTAATAAAGTAGCATACTGAATGCCCTGACCTTTAGGATTGGATATTAAATTTGCAACATCGCTGGCAGACGTTTTTCTAAAGGTAACGTCAGGTACTGTAGTTTTATTTTTAACCCAGAAATAATAAGTGTTGGTAAATGTTTTGCTTATAGTATCATATTTTTGTTTAATACTGTATGCAAGGTCGCCGTACTTAGATGTTCCGCTAATACCTAATGCTAGTCCAGTTTCAGTATCTGCTAACGAATCCCATTCGCTCGGTGTGTATTCAGATTCTACCCATTCGTAGATATCCACAGTGGAATCATTGTAGACATTATTCCAAGTGTTGGCTTTATATACAATAGATCCTTGTAGGGGATTAGCAAATTTAATAGTGCTGAGATCCCACCATAATTTACCAACATGAGGTGTTGTCCATCCCATTAGTAAATCTACTACTACAGATTCTACACCAACTGTATATATTGCTGGATCGTAGTATGTTTTGAATGTTAATTCTTGTTCAGCGATTCCTAAAATCTTTCCTGTAATTGGATCGATAAAATCTAAGTTGGCAACTACGCTGTTTGTTCTTGTATTATATAAGAACAATGATTTAATCTTAGATAAGTTAACACTAGGTTCCGGTTCGCGGAACTTAGTCCAAGATTTAGTGCTTCCAGAAAACTCATGGAATGATCCGTTAATCGATGTTTGATCGTTAATATAAATTTTTCTTGCTACAACAAACGCATCGCCGTAGTTAATTCCAGAAACTGCTGTTGGTTCTAATTCGTCGCCGATTAAGAACTTGGCGTCGTATTTTTCATAAACACGAACACTGCCAGTAAATTCTTGTTCTTCGATAAATGTAGTTACATTTAAATCAAATGTTGTTTCGCCGGAGTCAATTATTGTTTCAATTGTTTGACTACCACCGTAACTATAAATTACTAATCTATCATTGTCTAGATTAAATCTTACTCTATATCCAAATTTTTCACTGTCTTGGTTTAGCGGACTTGTAATAAAATCATCAGCAACGTATGTTGAAGCATTTAATTTGAATAGTGCAACTGCTCCTTGATTAGATGCTACGCCTGAATACCCTGGTACACCAACAGCAACAAAAGTTGAATCTTTTGTAATTGCTACAGATGTGCCAAAATTACTACCTGTTTCTAAAACTTCTAGTGATGTAAAATCGCTAACATTGATTTCTTGTACTGTTGTAAAGGCTGTTCCTGCTAAACGAACAACTAAAACAGATTCGTCATTTTTAGATATTGCTACAATATTGCTCGAACTAATATCTATGTCAGTTATACTAATACCTGTTGGTAGAGTTAGTGTTGCTAGGAAAGTGTTTGTTGTTAAGTTATACGCAGACACGGCTGCTGGAACTGAAGATCCATTGCCTTTAGAAACAATGTATAATACATTTCCATTTACCTGTATCTTCTGTCCAAAATATTGGAACTGTGTTGGTGTAGCACTTTGAATTACTCTTGTAAATTCGTAACTGCCGTAGATATTTTTTGTGTACTGTGCCACATAACCAATATCCACTTCTGTAATGATTGGAGGATCTGTTGGTAGAGCACCTGGTTCAGATGTAATACCGTAACGCGGTGCGCCTACAAATAAGTAAGATCCGTCGGCATTAAAGCATAAACTATCACCGAAACTTCCGTTAGTGTCGGTAAATGTTTCTGTCGATAATGGGAAAATAGAATCCTGGAACGCCCATCCAAATGTCGATGTAGGTCTGCTGTAGAACAAAACTGCATTTGTTGATGTTGCTGCCAATACTGTTTCTGTGTTATCAACCGCAATAACTTTTCCAAAATAATTTTCTTCACTAGTGATTTTTGTGCTAGTGTATGTTTTAGCAAACTTCCAGACACTCCAAGCATTGTTGACTCCGTCTGTCCATACTATTTCATTATTTTTCTTAGCAGAAACAGGCAAGGAATTTAAATCGTTAATTGACGATAGTCGTTGTGGAGTAAATTTAAACAAATTAATGTTTAAAAATAAATTAATTTCTGCAATTGCCGCAGTATCTAAATTAGCAGGCATGGTTATTTCAAACCAGTTTAAGCCTGTATCTAATACTTGTTTAATGCCTTCTAACGAAGCATTAGTATTATTAATTCCAATATAAGATCCAACTTCTATATCTACAGGTAGTTTAGTATTAAGAGTAATTCTTAAGTTAGTACCTTCTGATACACTCTTAACAGACTTAGCGAAATTAGTAAATCTATAAACATTCCAAGAACTGTTATCAAATCCTAACCAGAAATATGTACCTTCTACAAGATTTTTAATATTGTAGTTGGCGAATTCATCTTTAGAAGAAATAATGTAGTCAACGTCTTCATAGTTAACATAGCCCGCAGTTCTAATATATTCTTTCTGAGATGCTAGTACTGGGAACGGCTCGTGTGTATAGTCGTCAGGTTTTAAGTAAACTTGATCCTGAGTAATTCTATAAACAAAATCGTTCACTCCAAACGGAACTGCATTTACTAATTCAATTGGCTGTGGGTTAATTAAGAATTTTTCTTCATTAAGAATATATTCTACTTCCTCGTAGCCACCGCTGGCACCGTATTGTCCTAAGCGAATTGCCCACTCTTCAAAGAATTCTAAACTATCTGTGTTTGCATAGTTTAGTGCGTCAAACAATTTAGATAAACTGTTTTGTGTACCCTTTTCTTGAATCATACCTTGATAGAACTTGTACTGACTTACATCATCATTAATAATATTCTCAAGGTATTGGCGCTTTTGATAGCCGATTAAATGTTGAGCAAACTTTTGTTGGTCAACATCAAAACTATCTGTATCTAAATCATAAAAATCTTCAAACTGTGTAGCACGATAATCCCAGTTAGGAATTAATTTACTTTGTGGTCTTCCATCTAGTCTGTACCAATTATTGTCGTCAAACAATTCTGTACCTGGAACATTTGTTCTGGCACTATAATAAAATTCTTTGTATTTTACAGTTTCACCTAAGGCATAGTCTTTCCATGCTGTCCATTCTGAAACAACTGCACGGTCGTAGACAAACCCTGGAATACTAAAGTCGCCTGTCCAGTCGCTAATTTTATATCCAACTACTTTAATACGTTCTTGTCTATAGCCCTGTACTTGATCGTAGATAATGTCATTAAAAATTGTAGTGTCATCTAAAATTAAAACGTGTTCTTTTTGTACAAGATTCAATGTAGCATGATATAAACCGTCTGCTGTATTTTTTGGTCGCAGACTAAAACTATTATTTTCACGAATGCTATTAGTAAAACTTGGTTCTAATTCTACGCCGTCTTGTTTGAATAGGCTATATTCATAGAAAGGATCGTAAATGCTGTCAACTACAGCATAATCTTGTCTGTAAATCAATTCTTCTGCGGCAGGACTTACAGTAATAATCGAACCTTCGGCCCAGTTTTGTGTAGTCCAAAACGCAAACTCTTTGGCACTGGTTTGCCAGTCTGTGACTGTTTTTAAATTAGGATTAAAATATTCAAATGTGAAACCTGCATCTGTTAGATATTTTCCGTAACCTAATAAGAAATCAACGACTTCTTGTACTGTTCTTAATTCTGCGCCGTAGTGTAATGTGCTTACAGATTTTTCAAAATTTCTTCTTATTACAATCTGACGTCCGCCAACAATTGGTAGATATGGCAGTTTAACAAAATACTTTGATTCAAATGCCGTAGTACTTGTATGCGCTACAGTAACTCTAAAATAGTTTTGATCTGTCTTAACAATTTGACCTTTGCTGTAGAATTTATTTGAATTCCAGTCAATATAAGTTTCAGAGATTCCGCCCACATTGATTATCGGGTCCGATACTGTATCCAGAGCTTTTTTATACTTAAATTCTGGTATAGATTTATCGTAACCTTTAATAACAAAGCCGCTGGTTGTTTTTTCAATAATTACACCGCTATAGTTAATAGTAGTAACTGGTGTGCTAGAGTTTAAAATAATGTTATAGTTTTCCTGAGGAATGAATACATTGCCTTCATTCAAAGGACTACGACTATCTAAAATTAATTTAAATTTTTCTTTAGTAGTAAAGCCGGCTAATTTGCTGGAAATTTTTACTTGTAAAGAAGTTAAGTCTGATTTAAAATTGTCAAGTATTGCAAACGATTTGCTAATACCATAGTCTGACAAATAGTTTACTAGTCCGCTGGTAAACACTCTTGTGCTGTCTTTAACAGTACTTGGGAATACCATATTTGTGGTATTAAATCTCAAGTTACCTGTAGGAAGTTTATAAACAATTTGTCCTGTTTGATCTCTGTACTGGCGAATTCTATCAAATCCTAAAGCAAACATTTTTGCAGGACGTAATAGAGTAAGTGCAGTAATTAAAGAAAATGCGTAATGACTGCTACGTCTCCACGCTGTTTCAATAGGTGTTTGATCGCCAAAAGTGAATTCTTTTTCTGTAAAGACTGAAACAAAATCTGAAACTAGTCCAACAGTTAGTGGGTCAATTAATTCTCCTGACGCATTAACAGGTACATATTTTAACAATTCAGGTCTAGCATATAAACTGTTTCGTGTTGGTAACTGACCCGGAGCTCTTACAAGGCCTTCTGCTAGGTCATTCCATAGTAATAAATTATCTTTAGTATAAGGTGCTGGACCGTAGGTAGTCTCCCACCATTTTGGTTTAATACTGAATCCTAACATCTCCCATGGATGTGTGTGCGGACGATCTGTATCGTAGAAATATTTGTATATTCCTCTCCAGAAACCTGGCAACGGATTTCCTTGCGGGTCAGCAAATGACTTATAGTTATAAGTAAACGGCTCGTTTCTATCAAAGAAACTGTGTTTAGTATAATCGTCGTTGATTAAACTAGTCCAGTTTAAGAACTCTTGTCTTAGTGTAGAATTCAATTCGTCAACAGTAATATCGGCATTTCTAAAATATCCAGTCATTAATGTATCAAGATTAAACAATTCTGGATTGTAACGAATTTTAATATTATTATAGATACGTGTTTCTAATTCTAGTAATAACTCGTCTCTAAATTCATTTGGCTCATCTGGTTTTGAAAATGCAACAGTAATACTACCGTCGTGACCTTGTATAACTTTTGTAGGAGTAACATAAGTGTTATCGACAAAAATCTTTGGTTCAAACAATGGATACAATCCTAACTTAGTAGGAGTCGGTGGAACACAACAGCCCGCAGTTTGATCGTATTGATAAATTTTTAATATATCGCCAGTTTGTATTGCAGATAATATTCTAACAAAACTTGTATTGACGAAAATGTAATCTCTGCCGTGCAGTAAAAGATCATCGTTGACATATACCATTACTGCTTTAGAACTTGCTTCGTCTAAATTAAAATCGAATGTCAGTGGATAATCAGTGAAGGAATTATCAATAACTTCTTGTTCATAGACAAAATTAACTCCAAACGGAACCATGTCGCTTAGATAAAATGGAGACTCGACTGTTTTATCTTTGGTTACTTCTTTAAGCACCAAATCTAAATGTGTACGAGTTATACCATCGTAACCATATGTAGTTGCAGTTCTAATTAAATTACGTTTGAATTTAGAATATTCGTCTCTGGCATAACGCAAACTCTTAATAATGTTAACGTTTTTATTTGTAAAACTATACATGATTGGTGCTAAAGGTCCAGAATGCTGAACTATCTGTGTACCATATCCTGATATGTTTCCTAGGTCGCGCAGATTACTAATGCCTGGAATGTTACCTTCAAACTTAACAAAATTTTCTGAAATAGTTTTTAAATGATTAGAAATTTGACCTAAGGTCAAATCTTCTAAACTTAAATTTTGCGGGTTGCTTTCAAGATTACTTGGGAATTTATAATATCCGATGTTATCTAATTTAGTAGCAGAAGACATTGTTTCTATAACTACAACATCGTCTACAGTTAAATCTGCGGTAAACTGAATGTAAGCAATACTATTTTGTCTGTAAATTTCATAATCTGTACGTTTCTTATTGTTAACAAAAACCTTAACATCTAAGTCGTCTAACATTCCGCTCTTTGCATAGACGTCAATAGGGAATAAATTTAACAAATCTGCCTGGACATTGATTTGTCGTATAACCGGTTGTTTTGTTTGAAACTCAGATTTGACCCATCCATTAACAAGTCTATAGTCTGAAAGACTATCATTAATTCGAAGATACCCTCGGTCAAGCACTCGTGTGATAAGTTCAACTTCGCCTTGATAGGTAAATGAATCTTTTTGTAAATTGAAGTCAAAAACAATATCTCCAATATTACCAATGTTTCTATAAGAAATATTTTGTGTTAAAATATTATCATATGTGTCGCCTGGCTGGTAACTAAAAACTTTAGATCCGATAAATGAAGAACCAATATAAGTTGTTCTATCTCCAAAACTTGTGGCGTTTACATCAACTACATCAAACAATGGTGCAACATTAACTGCTGTTTTGTCCTGACTCTCTACCCACGCACCACTAGAATAGTGGAACATTTTTCCTTTAAAATTGTCGCCGTCTGTAACTAGTACAGTTTCACCGTCAATAGGAGTAGTATCTGTTTCTTCTAATAGTGTAATTCTCTTAACACCAAGGTGTGTAATAAATCCAATTTTAAAAATACGACCATTTACAATGGCATCAGTATCAGCGGCAAACAGAACACGCATGCCTTCTAGTAATAATACACCGTCAATATTATAACCTATACTACCTTCAACAGTCGAAAACGCATCTTTAGTATACAAGTCAACTAAATCAACGCTACGCTTTGCCTGACGTCCAAAATTCCATAATTGTAAGTCTGGTTTAAATTCAATAATAGGTCGTTTAGCTCTAGCAGTCTGATCTATTTCAACAGGTTGATTATTATATGTTGCACTGGCTTCTATGACTGAACGATGGAACCAGCGGTTATATCTCGACCAGTGATTTCTATCTCTGCTTGCTCTGCTGATAGTGATATAATCTTTTTCCGCAGGATAGTTACTATTAACATCAAAACCTTGTGTATCAAAGTTTTCTGTATCAAATTCGATGTCGCTGTCTAAGGCAAAAGATGATGGAGTTTGTAAATCAAACTCTGCAATTAATCTAATTTTATCACCTACACCTTCAACATACCAGTTGTCTGTAGCATACTTCGCCGGAGTAACATTACCTATAAAATAAACTTTCATACCGTTGGACAACTCTGTTGTACCGTCAATATTATATGTTTTCTTTCCTAGTATTTCTTTTTCGACATCGATAAATGTATTCTCGGCAATATCATAAATTTTAAAGAATCCAGATGTATTAATATTGTTAGCACTAACGTAATATAATAAATCTGGTGCATCGTCTGGAACTGTAAAAGTAATAGTTCCCACTTCTACATAAGGAGTATCGCTGATAACCCCATCAGTGTAGATATAAGAATCGGCCATATCTCTGATTGTCTTAAATGCGATTGCATTACCTGGACAATTAATATCAAACTTATAAGTTTGACCTCTATACAATTTTAGACTTGGGTTGCGAGTTAATCCGTCTGGACTGAAAACATAGGCAATATTGTCAACATCGCTGACAGTAGTCACAGTATATGTGCTAATAATACTACGAGATTGTCCTTTAACTGCAATAGACTGCGGACCTTTTGGTAGCCAGTAATATTCTCTATAGTTAACAAATTTGTCCCAATCTATATTAGGATTCCAACTATAAAACTCTTGACTGTTAATCTTGCTATGGTCTACCGCAGAAGAATTAAAATATACAAGTTGGTTGATATAGTCGTTATAATCACTGAAGAATGTTACATTCTCTAAACTATCTTTGACAATAATTGCTGGCTCAAGTTGGTAGGCAGAACGTTCTACAGATATTTCATCAACATAGTTGTCCGAAGGCACATAGGCTTTGCTATTTTTTCTACCAATATACGCATTAATTTTATCAACATTGCCAACAGAAATTAACTGATCTAATGTTCCGTTTAAAAATTTCTGATTGGTACTAGTTCTAAAATATCTAGGTAAAAAATTAACCGCGCTTCTAGTTGTATCTGTACCGATTGGCAGACTTGGTTCTTTTTGATCTTTAGTAAATGCCATTTACTGTCCTTTAGTTACTTACTATGCCGTTTGCTGAAGTGGTGCTAGATGTTAGCACAACTCCTGTTGTGTTTAATCTTGCCGCTGTAATTTCTGAAATAATTTCAACATTATCTACAGACACAGAACTGGCAAATATTTCATCCGGATTTGCTTTAATTTCATAAAGACTGCCAAATGACAAGTTTTGATTTTTAGGAACTAAAACAATATTTGCAATTCTTGGACTCATTCTGTTCATGATATAGGTTGCTAATTCTCCAAAGTAGAATGTATCTCCAAAGTCCCAGTTATCTATAGAAAAGAATTCCTTAATTGCGCTAACAACTCCAGTCTTAATATCATTGTCGCTGACTACTAATGAACTATTTTTAACAACTTTAAATGTTGCCTGTAGACTAATATCTGCTTTAGATCCAAATAAATTTTTATATTTTACAGGATGATAGATTACTTCGTCGCTAATTGCTTTAATTTTTCCTAACTCTGCACCAAAATTAATGAATAGTGCATCACTGCTTGGAGGCAGTGGCTTGGTTGTTATGTCACCGTTTAGCCACAAGCGATATTGCGTGTCATAGTTTTTTGTTAACATGAATACATCAATAATATTTGTTGCTGCCGGATCTATTCTTGCACTTTCATCTGCGGCGTGTACGTATTGGAATTTTAACATGTCTCTGCCCACAAATGCTCTGTACTCTGTAGTGATTACAAAACTTACACTTTCTTTATAGAAAACTTTAACAACGTTTTCATCCATAATATAGATTAATTGTTGGTTGTCTAACAGATTGCTGTCTACTACACCCTGTGTCGTAAAAATTTTAATTAGATTATTTTCATTCTTAATATAATAGTAATCTGTTATACCATCGATACTAACTCTGCTCTTTTGAAAAATAAATTTTTGTTCTGGGTTAACATCTGGTGCAACAATAACATCAAAAATTTCTGGGTTGTCAACTACACCGTCTTCGTCCTGATCGTAAAAACTAATTGAAATCTTTTTACTATCGATGTAGCCGTCAGATCCTTTATATTCGTCAACAATTTCCCAATTAACATCTTGATTAATCGGTGTTGTGGCATCTGGTTCTGGGTTGATTCCTAATACAGAAATTTTGTCTCTAACAATTTTTCCTGTACTAGTGTCGTATACTTTGTCTGAACTATCAAAGAAAAATCTAATTTCTTTTTCGCTTTCAAAAACGTAGCGAGTGCCGCGACTTGTAACAGTATAAGTTTCACCGTTAGTTTCAAATAAAATAATCCAACTGGCGTCTAATTGTTGGTTACTTACATCTCCTGCTTTACCTAAACTAAAATCGTTTTTCTTATCGACGTTGGTGTCTGTAACAATTTTCCATGTAGTAAGATTAGCATCGTAACGTAAACCAAATTCTTTATTAGCAAATATTAAATCAACCATTCTGGTAATTACGCTAGATTCTAAACCTGTTACAAATTTAGGTAATATAGAATCTATGTATGATCCGGTAGCAATAACATCGTTAAGGATAACCGGTCCGGTTCCGTCAGTTAATTGTCCTGTATTTGAAGCAGTACCATCAGAAATAACATTAATTACTTTGCTCCAAATGTATGTTTTTGAATTTTCATCTGCCGCTGTTGCATCTATAATATTATTATCTGCATCAAATACTTTTCCTGTCGGTGGAATAAATTTTGCAAGGGCACCTGGAATTAAGTATCTCAAATTAGAACTGGTAAAAGATCCTAACTTCTTTGTGGCTGCATTTTCAATGTCGCCTACATAACCTGTAGACAAATTAACTGCATTAGTCTTTTGATAAAATGCACTATAATTAGGTGCTAGTGTAACTGTTGGATATCTGTCAAGATAAAAATCAATAGTTTTTCTAAGAGCAAGTATAGGCTCTATTTGATTTAATACTACATTTTCGATATCAGAACGTGTGCTTACGCTAAAGGTAAAAATATCTACTATCGGTTCTTTATAGATAACTCCATCTGTACCAAACAAATTAGTCGTGCTGTATTTTCCTGTAGAATCTTTTAGGTCAAAATAACGGCTAATACCACTGCTAACTCTGTTAACAGATTTAATTTTAACAACTTCTTGATTAACACTTAGTGGAAGAATATTATAATCTTCACCGGTGATCATTCGACTCTGTGTATAATAAGTTGCAGGAGCATTGTTTTTAATTTCGTCAGATGTTTCTGCAATAGTCGCATTAGTAACTGTATATTTTAATCCTAATGCAACGGTTACAACTTCCTTCTTTCCTGAGCGACTGATGTAAGGAATATCAATGGTAACGTTTTTAATATCTGCTGGATTAATAGAATAAGACTGTCCATTACTTGTTCTGTAATAAACTTTAAAATTACCTTGTGGTAAATTTCCAAAAGTTCCATCAGAAAAGATTAATCTAATACGATCCAATGAACGTGTAAGCACAGAGTAAACATCTCTAATATTCTTAGAAAGACTATTGTAAATGATGTTGTTGCCTTCAACAGAATCAACTTTAGTCCATAGTGTGGATTCAAAACCAATACTGTCAAGTCCGTATAACCACACGTCTGTGTTGTTTACGTTAGGACTGTCAATGTCTAATGTTTCACTAGTGCTTGGTCGTTCAATTGTAAATGTACTTTCTTGTAATGTACCTTGACGGAAATGTACAAAGAAACCTGTGTTACTACTAGGAGGACCGCCGCCATCATCTCTGTATAAGAATGCTAGACTGTTTGTTGGAAACGGAGGTTCTTCATAGATAAAGTTTGCTCCAGAAAATGATGTAGATACTACTTCGAAATCAATATTTCTACCATCAATATTTTTGCTAAATCCGTAGATAGGCACTTCAGTATTTGATGCGTTGAATCGATATTGTTCGCAAGGAACACCACTAATTGTTGCGCTGTCTGTTGGTTTTCCAAATTGGCTGGTTTCTGGCAACGAAGCATTGATTACTTTAATAAACTGCTCGTACCAATTGCTGTTAGCACTGTCATTCCATACAATAGTCTGATTGGATAAATCTCTGCCGTTGCTGTCAATAACAGATTCTGTTGTAGATATAGAAGTGAACTTTAAAAGTCCGTTGGCTGGCTGATTGCGCTTAGGGTTGTAGGATAGTAAACGTGCTAGACGTAGCACACTTTCACGACGTTCTGCTAGTTCAAGGAAGTTATCACGAGCGTTTAAATCAAATCTAAATGCTAGGTTTTGTCCCAAGAAAGCAATAAGGTCAATAAGGGCCAAGTATTCACTTGACTCAATATAATCGTTAAAATCTTCTGGATAATTTTCACGTAGATACGTGATCATAGTACGACGAAGGTTGTCAAAGTCGTACGATTTAAAGTCTGCGTTTTTAAAGCTCTGGTATACTCGTTTCCAGTCTTCTGCCGCTATTAGTTTATTTTGTCTATCTACACTTGCCATAATCAGCCCTCGATATTATATTTATCAAGTCTAAAAAGTGGGTAGATTATTAACTGAGGATGTTATTTTCTTCGTCAAATCTGAAGCGTAGTTGTTCAGAAATATTATAAGGCAAATAAGTTAAGTTACATTCTACTTGAATGCCGCTTTCATATTGGCTTACTATAAGGCTATCTACTTTAACTCTAGGGTCGTAGTTCATTATCTGTGTAACGTTTTCTGCAATAATATCTTTTAATTCTTCTGTTAAAGGATCGAATAAAAGGTCCCAAATAATACAACCAAACTCAGGATTTTCTAATTTTTCACCCTGTCTAATATGTAGATGATTCACAATATCCTGCTTGATTAGACTTAAATCATATAGTGTAAAACTACCTGTTGGGTTGCTAATTGTGCTTAGTCCGCGGTACGCTCGGCCCGTTGGAACGGCATCTGGTATTCCGTTTTGAGGGATTACACTTCTACCTGAGACTGAGTTATAAGTTGCCATAGTTTAATATTTATTTCTTATTTTTTTGATATCTTTTTGAAGGTATCAACGATTTTAGACTGTGTTCCATCTGTTACACTTGCACTAGAACTAGAGTCTGTTTTAGCAGGAGTATGGCCTGCTGGATTTAAATTTTCATGTCCTGACCACGGTTCGTGCTGTGGAATTCGCTTGGGCGCACTAGCCGATCCGCAGGTCGATGCCGCAGGGCCGTTCATATGAATTTGGCTGGCTGTTTCAACATGGTTGCCGCCGGCACTGATATTGCTCTGTCCGCTAACTGTTAATTTGCTGTCTGCACCTACAGACACTAACCAGTCTGCACCCGTTTCCGTGTGCATTTTTTCTCCGGCAATTAAATTTATATTTCTACCGGCTTTCATATTAATATCTCTGTCTGCTGTAATATTTAGGTCGTTTTTAGTATGGATACTAATGCTGTCTTCGGCAAAAATATCTATCTTTCCGTTGCTAGTCAATTCGATCCAAGTAGTACCTCGAGCATTACCTATGTAAATTAAATCTTCACTATTGTGTAAAAGAATCTGATGTCCAGTTCTTGTCCTAATACGAAATAATTCATTGTGAGGTATATCTTTGCTGCCGCCTTTGTCATCTACAGACACATAATTAGAAGCAGTTTCTGAAGCATGTCCTGTTCGTAGATAATTTTCATCGCCGTCATCCATTACTAAAGTTGTGCCGCCTAAACGACTAACAAAGGCTCCTTTAACAGGATTTTCTTTTGTTCCAACTGTACCGCGTGCCTGTCCAGATAATCTATCTACAGGCCCTGGGGTACTAATACCAAATACATTACTTGGGCTTTCTCTGCGAGCAGAGCTAGTTGTTATGCCTCTAATTTCATCTGTTAGTAAACCTTGTGTGCTTAATACTCCTGTAAACGGATGTACAGGTTTTTTAATTTGTGTAGCATCAGGTTGATTTCCTGTATTAAGTTTTTTATTGTATTCTGCTACAGGTTCTTTTGCTGGAGGAATTTTTGTATTCAATTCCGTTGCGGCAATTCCAGGAATCATAAAATTCATGTATTCATCCTGAACACAGCCTAGCCAGAAACCTTTGCTAGTATCGCCTTCAATAAAAATAACAACAACTATTCCTCCTTCAGTTGGCGGCACCATCCACATACCGTAACTTTTTTGTGTGTCGTCATAGGTATTATTTTTTCCCACATGCTCTAAACTAGTAACACCATAAAATGGACTTAGATACTGTACAGGATATGTGCTACCTTCACTGTTTGGTATATTACCAACATCACGCAATAACTGTACATGGAGTGTGCCCATATATTTGTTATCTTCATTTCTAACTACTCTTGCCAAGTGAGGGCCTGGATCAACTCTTCCACCGCTTACTTCATTACTTCTATTATTTTCATTAGACATTATGCGCCGCCTCTTGGTCTTCCTGGAATTGGTATTCCTGTATTAGTGTATTCAACTTGACTTTCTCTCGATCCTTTAGAAACAGAATCGATTGACTTCTTAGCAGTTTCTCCTGGACGTTGTGTTAATGATTTACCTTCGTCTGTGTTAGGCGGTAATACATTTTCACCTTTATATCCAGTATGATAAACTCCAGTATTACCTGTCTTAGGATCTGTCCAAGTAAATCTGCCGCCGCTATTTCCTGCACTCTTTCTTGCAGATGCAAATGCCTGTGCAAACGTTTGTTGTTTTGGAGGTTCAGGTTTGTTTGTTGCTTGTTCTGCTACAGGAACTTCTTGTTTTTTAACATCTTGTTTAGTTTCAGCCGGTGCTTCTTTAACTGGTTCTTGTATTGGTCTGCGTATTGCTTTTAATGTTTGTGTAAATTTTCCGCCTTTAAAGACGTTTGTAACTTCTTGAACATTATACAACCCACTAAATCCTGCATTTTGAACACCAGACATAAAGTCCATGTTTCCGGTGATAGAATTATAATCCGATGGTGTTCTAAAATTAACGATAACATCGACTTCGCCACTTTGATAATTCATTGCGCCACTGGATGTTTCATTAAAGTTTGCAGGAATGTCACTGAAATTTCCCATACCACTATCGGCAATATAGTAAGGGTCTCCTAGTATTTCTATGTCTGCTGTCATTAAATCTGCTTGACTGTTTAGTAATGCTTCGTAAAAGTTTTTAGCAACTAAACTACGATAGTCATCGTTTGGACCGCCACCAGCATTTTTATATCTTCTAAATGTTTCGCCTACAGGAACAACTGGAGCACCTTTTTCAACAGCATTTTTGTTTGCTTCGTCGTTGGTCGGTTGTCCTGCGGAACCTACGCCTTGGCCATTAATTTGCGGGTACACCGCGCCGGATAGTGCGTTTTTATCTGCATAAGCCGTTGTAAACAATCCTGCTTTTAATTGAATATTAAAAGTAAGAATATCTACGTTTTTGCCAGTGTAAATGTAATTGTATTCTTTAACTGCATTCTTTTTTAATTCATCGTAACCCTGTGGCTGTGCGCCTGGAGGTTTAAATCTGTGCTCGTGTACAAGATATTCAACAATTTTAAAAACATAAAGTTTAGGAATCTTTGCCCTGTTATTGTTTCCAGGCTGTGGCTTTAAATTGAATACCTGTGTTTCAATTCTAAACCATTTTTTAAATCCCATTTTGTCTGAAGGCGCCGTTGTGTTTGTTTTACAAAATTCGCTCATCAACAATACTTCTGTAATAGCATTAACTATTGTTGTGCCTTGGCCAAATTTAAAAACTTTATCCTTAGGATCGTAGACGTTGTCTTTTCTAGAGTTAGGCTTGTCTGGGTCTTTTTGTATTTGATCTTTAGGTTTTAATTGACTGTCTCCGCCAGTGTCTAGGTCAAATCCCATTTTTGATTTACCTATATCGTTTAAAGATTCTGAATTCTGCACGAGCATTTTTACAGATCCTGCTGTGCCGCCCACAGAGTTACTACTTTTGTTTAATGTTAATTTTTCTTGAACTTTTTTATCTTTTGATTCCGACGATGGATTAACTGTTGCTGATTGTCCAGCATCATCTTGAATTTCTGTAGATGATATCTGTGCGCCGTCTTTAGGAAAGATTATAACAATTTCGTCTGGAACATATTCTTCTTTGCCTGTTTCACTTCCTTGTTTGGCCATTTCTTTTGTACGCTCATTGGCCCATCTTTGCAGACTATTAGTACCCGACTGTAATATTTCCTGAACTGTTGTGCCGCTGATTTTTATATCTGATTTTAATGTGTTTACTTCGTCTGACAGTGCAGATTCGTTGTAAGGAATGGCTGTGCATTTATATCGACAACCAGAGGCAGAAATATCCATTTCTATCTGTCCCCAAGTAAAAGGAATGTGTCGATTTAAAACGTCGTCTACAGGAATAATATTTCCTGCGCTGTCATAGCCAATAAATTCTATGGTTAACAAAAAAGGCATTTCTGTATAGTTAACCATCATACCTTGATCCGATTGTGCGGCGGCGGCTAATTGTAATGTCTGTAAAAACATTCCTAAACTATAAGGTTCAAATATTTCAAAACTTATATTTGTAGAGTTTGTTCCTTTAGTTCTTTTATCGTAGGTTATTAAACTACCTATTTCAATGTTGTCAATATAAAAGTCGTATTTTCCTGTTGGGTTTGCCGCTGAAGTATATGCAGTCATAACTCTGTTGTCGGGTCTGCCTGCACCGCTACGTAAAATAATCTGTCCTAGTTGATTATTTTTATAACTTGTAGATGATTCTGGAAAATTTATTTGTTCACTAGTTAAAGCACTAATTGTAAAAATGCTGTTATAGGAAGAAAATTTTTCCAGTACATTTCGTTTAATACCGATACTGTCTGTTAAAGGCATATTATAATCCTAACACATCGAATAAACTAGATTTTTTAGGAATGTAAATTTTTACTCCAGATCTAAAATCAAAAATTGGATCTTTTATAGTGTCCATATTACGTTGCATGAACACCCACCATAATTTAGTAGAGCCATACAAGTCATATGCTAATAAATCAGGTCTGTGATTGTACTGCGGTTCAATTGTATAAACCCAATCGTCTGGCTCTGCACTAACTGGGCGCACATTGATAGGTGCAAGAAATCCTGGAAGTTCTTGTGTTTTAAACCACGGGCTTTTATTGTTATACGTTACCATTAAATGAATCCTGATTTATTGTTACCTGAACCAAGTACATAGTCTCCTTTGATAAACTTATCAAGGCTAAAGTTTCTAACTTGTTCTCTACTGTACAATGGCTGTACTGTAACTGTAATTGTACTTTTAACTGGTGCCCACGCGACACCTTGTCCTACGCTGGATCCTGGAATGTTAATTCCAACTAAAGATGCTGCCTTTGATACTACACCTGCACTAGGTGCGCCGGCAGATAGTCCTGTAGAAATATAATCACAATCATTAGGTAATTCTATTGAAAAGTTTGTAACTACCACAGGCACATCTTTGAATACATAATCTCCGTATCCGTTAAGTTTTAATACTGGAGGAGGTGCTCCTGCATTTGTGTCAGAACCGAATGCCATCTTTGTTACTGATTTTAGATAATGTACTGCGGCAATCCAGTATGCGGCTTCCACAGCATCTTCGCAGAAAAACTGTCCTGTAATTGTCATTGCATCAACTTTGCTGTTTTCATAAGACAAGAAAGGATAATTATTGTGTACAGGTGTCATTGGCTGGTAGTTTGCCGTATGTTGCATCTGTATTGAGGGCGTAAAAGGAAACACCATACCATTGGTTTCTATCAACGGACGCATAATAGAACTAGATTTATATGCTGGGTTAGTTGGGAGGCTTAAACGCACTCTCCAATCTCTACTTGCAGATGAACTAAAAATTGCAGATGCTGGATTACTTTTTGCGCCTGTTTCTCCGCCCGGGAGTAAATTAACGCTACGTAATGCCGCGCCAAACCCTTCCGTTTTTAATGTGTTTACCGTATTCCCGATAGTACCCAATGTACCGGCTACAGAGCCAGCAATAGATCTAGCACCGCTAACAAAATTGTTTAAGTCTAATGGCATTTTTGGTTATCCTTGTTAAACATATTTATTGACTTTATTAAGTGCATAGTTTATAATTTATAGTGAGGAGTCATAATTATAATGAAAAAAGTTAACTACCTGAATAACAAAGATTTGTTATCCGAGATACACAAAAGTAAGAACTCTTACTGTAGTTTTGTTAAGCCAGAGTACCATCAATACGACTTAATACTACCAAGTTTAGAAAAAATTAACATTAGAACCATCGCAGAAGCCAAAAGAGTTAAGGCTAAACGACAGCAACAACAAGCATTTGAAGCGGCTAAAGCCGTAAACCCCAAAGTTAAAGTAGCCGAGTTTGAAGTAGATTATAAGAAAATTGAAAAAACTGATTTAGTTTTTAGAATTATGACTTACGATCACATTCCGCTAGAACCTGGGCGTAAACGTACACCAAAAAGTCAGGCGGATCATAGAGAGAAAGTAAATTTTCCAGCGTTCCAGCACTGGAAATTTGACGACAATGACGAACTAATATGTGTAGGTAAAAGCCACTGGAAGGGCGGAATGATTAAGGGCAAGTTCAGTAAAGATCATGGTCAAATTACAGACACACTAGCCCGTATGTATATCAAACTCTGCGAACGATATGCTACCAGAGGTAACGTTAGAGGTTATACTTACAATGACGAAATGAAGGGTCAAGCAATCCTTCAACTTACACAAATAGGATTACAATTTGATGAAAGCAAAAGTGATAACCCTTTCGCATATTTTACCGCGGCAGTCACGAATTCGTTTGTCCGTGTCATTAATATCGAAAAGAAAATGCAAAACATCCGAGACGATATCTTGCAAGAAAATGGTATGAACCCAAGTTACACCCGTATGATTAATCAAGAATACGATAACGCAATGAAACGAGAGAATACACCGGCCGCAGAAGATTGACACGGCTGTTGTATTTTTGCTATAATAACCAAAAAGGATTATAATGTTTAAAAAAGTTGCGTGTTTTACAGACATACACTTTGGATTAAAATCGAACTCTAGTACACATAATCAGGACTGCGAAGAATTCGTAGATTGGTTTATTGCTGAGGCTAAAAAGGAAGGATGTGATACTGGCATCTTCCTAGGCGATTGGCATCACAATCGAAACAGTCTTAATATGTTGACTATGCACAGTTCAATCCGCTGTTTAGAAAAACTGGGCAAGGCATTTGATCAGTTTTACTTCTTTCCAGGCAATCACGACTTATACTATAAGGATAAGCGTGATGTACACTCAGTTGACTGGGGCAGACATATTCCAGGAGTAACTGTTATCAGCGAAATTACTACCATAGATGATGTTACACTAGTTCCTTGGTTAGTAGGCGATGAGTGGAAAAAGATGGAAAAGTTAAAAAGTCGTTATGTGTTTGGACACTTTGAACTTCCGTTGTTTATGATGAACGCAATGGTGCAGATGCCGGACCACGGTGAGTTACAGGCCAGCAACTTTAAGAACCCTGAATATGTATTCAGCGGGCACTTTCATAAACGCCAAGCAAAAGAAAATATTGTTTACATTGGTAATGCGTTTCCGCACAACTATGCAGATGCTTGGGACGACGACAGAGGCATGATGATTTTAGAACACGGAAAGAAGCCTGTGTATAAAGTTTGGAACGATGCTCCTAAGTTTAAGACTGTAAAACTGAGTCAACTTATTGACGAATCCGAAACACTAATTCTTCCTAAAACATATCTACGTGTAGGTATTGATATTGATATTAGTTTCGAAGAAGCCAGTTTTATTAAAGAAACATTTATGGCTCAGGAAAATATCAGAGAACTTACATTAATTCCTGAGAAGAAAGACGTAGAAATTAACACTAACCTTGATGTCCAACAGTTTGAAAGTGTAGATCAAATTGTTAGTAATCAAATTGCCAGCATACAAAGCGACACATACGATCCTAAAGTATTACTCGCGATTTATAATAACCTATGATTAGAATAAAAGACTTAACAGTTAAAAATTTCATGAGTGTAGGTAATGCTACACAGGCAGTAGATTTTGGTAAAGAACAACTTACCCTCGTCTTAGGCGAGAACTTGGACCAAGGAGGTGACGATTCCGGCTCTCGAAACGGCACGGGTAAGACCACTATCGTAAATGCACTAAGTTATGGGCTTTACGGACAGGCGTTGACTAACATTAAGAAGGATAATCTTATTAACAAGATTAATTCTAAGAATATGTTAGTTACTGTTGAGTTTGAAAAAGACGGACGTTTATACAGAATCGAACGTGGGCGCAAACCTAACATATTAAAATTCTATGTCGACGAGCAAGAACAAGAAAATGCAGATGTAGATGACGAAGGTCAAGGCGATAGTCGAGAAACACAGAAAGATATTGATGAATTACTAGGCATGAGTCATGATATGTTCAAGCACATTGTTGCATTGAACACTTATACTGAGCCATTTCTTAGTATGCGGGCCAACGACCAGCGTGTAATTATTGAACAATTACTAGGTATTACACTTTTAAGTGAAAAAGCAGAAACTCTCAAAGAGCAAGTACGTATTACTAAAGAAGAAATTACACAGGAAAGTGCTAGAATTGATGCTGTAAAGAAAAGCAATGATAAAATTCAAGAAAGCATCGACAGTTTAAAATTAAAACAAGCGGCTTGGCAACGTAGTAAAGATGCAGACATTAGTAAAATACAAAAAGCCATAGATGAGCTGGCTGGCGTGGATATTGATGCAGAAATTGCACAGCATGAAAAGTTAAAAGTATATGACGAACAAGCGGCTAGAATTAAAAGTCTTAACAAAGAAAAGGCTACCTTAGAAACTGCTGTGATGCAGGCTGATAAAACTGTACGAAAGTATCAGAAAGAAGTAGAACGACTAGAACACAAGACTTGTCCTGCGTGTGAACAAGAACTGCACGATCATAAACATGAAGAAATGATTAAAGCGGCAGAGAAAAATCTCGCTGATGCAGATACATACTTGTCCAAGGTAGCGGGAGATCTCGAGTTGATTATAAAGGAACTTGAGTCTATTGGAGACATCAACGGTCGTCCACAGACTTTCTATGACACACTAAACGAAGCCTATAATCATAGGTCTAATTTAGATAGCCTTGCTGTACAATTAAAAAATAAACAAGAAGAACGCGATACTTACCAAGAGCAGATTACTGAATTAGAGAATACTGCACTTCAAGAAGTAGCGTGGGACTCTGTTAACAGTTTAAATCTAATGAAAGAGCATCAAGAGTTTTTATTAAAACTGTTAACTTCAAAAGATTCGTTTATTCGTAAGAAGATTATAGATCAAAATCTTGCTTACTTGAATAACCGTCTGACTTATTACCTTGATAAGGTGGGTCTACCTCACACCGTTGTATTCCAAAATGACCTAACGGTAGAAATAACCCAACTCGGGCAGGACTTAGATTTTGATAACCTGTCACGAGGAGAAAGGAATCGCTTAATCTTAGGATTGTCGTGGGCGTTCCGCGATGTCTGGGAATCATTATACCAGAACATTAATCTCTTATTCATAGATGAACTTATCGATAGCGGTATGGACGCCAATGGCGTTGAAAACTCTCTGGGTGTTTTGAAGAAAATGGGCAGAGAACGTAATAAGAACATCTATCTAATTTCTCATAGGGATGAATTAGTGGGTCGAGTGAACAACGTGCTCAAGGTAATAAAAGAAAACGGGTTCACAAGTTATGCTAACGACATAGAAGTTTATGACTGACGACATCAAAGACGACACTCACGACCAGTTAGTTAAAGCGTTTATCGAATATTCACGCTGGAACGAACGATTTGAACGTTATGGATACTTTGCATCCAGTCAACAGGCTCGCGAATATCTGCGAGACATACGCGATTTATGCACAAAAAGGCGAATGGAAATACAGGCACAGCGGCGATTAAACAAAAAGGCCAAAACGACACAAGATGATTCAGAGTAACTGGTATATATGTGCATGTCGTGGCACTATCAAAATGTATTAGTTGAAGAAATACCCGAAGGCGTTATAGGCTTTGTTTATCTCATCACTAACAACCAATCTGGACAGAAATATATAGGCAAAAAACTAGCACAGTTTAAGCGTACAAAACCACCACTCAAAGGCAAAAAACTCAAAAGACGTAGCACAGTAGAAAGCGATTGGCGCGAATATTGGGGCTCATCTGAGAGATTACAAGCAGACGTCCACGCACTAGGTCCAGAAAAATTCACAAGAGAAATACTTTATTTTTGCAAATCCAAGGCAGAAATGTCTTATCTAGAGGCAAGAGAGCAGTTCGAACGTAGGGTTTTAGAAACTGACGACTACTATAACGGTATTATTAATGTTAGAGTAGGCGGATCAAATATACTAAGACAGCGTTTATTAGAACAAGCACAGGCAAAATCAAACGGTTAATGGCTAGCGCAGGCTAAATTCGTGCGCTCTATACCTGGACCTCGGGTCGCAGGGACGGAATTCTCTTGCCGTTAAGAGTACTCAGCAACTATCCTTAACAGGACGAGGATCGCAAATTGCCGCGGTTTTGCTGTTTTAAGAAGAAAAGGCTCAAGGAGAGGAGAAAAACCTCACGTAAGCAAGTATGATAGCGTATATTTGTTTACCGCCGTTGTGATAAGACGGAGCTCGTGGTACCGGACAACCGCCACTGTAATGCTCTAACGCTGTGTGACATTGTGCAACTCGGATAATGTTTTTAACTTTGCCCTGTGCGGGCGAAGTGTGACTGAACAATCTGGATAATGCTAAAGTGCTTCGCACTTAATAATGCTCTATAATTAAAATAAAACAAATAGTTCGAGCGAAGCGATGAACAGATGAACGCAGTGAATCTTGAAGTATTAGAAAAAGGGTAATCCTGATTTCTTAGTAGTTTCTAAATTCTCTTTGATAATATTCGATATGATTTCACGATCTTCATAGGATAATGCAAATGCGTCATCTATGGTGATGCTACCTCTCATATACCAGCACAATTTAAACAATTCGGTTCTTATGGACTTTGCTTCTTTATCTAGCCCCTCAACTACTCTTAGTGCGTCTTCGAGTGTTAGGCTGAAGAGCTTTACGCGAAAAAATTTGAAGCGTCTAGTCCTATAGGAGTTTCAAATTCAGCAGGAGCACCTTGAGCTTGCTCTTCTGCTGTAGTTTGAATTTTAAACGACGGCATTTGAAACTTAATGCGTTGTTTTTCCAAGTGATCGATGATTTTAGTATAAAATTCTTTGTCAGCATTATCGATAAACTCTTTAATAAATGCTGGATCACTTACTTCGCCTTCAGGCGTAACAACTTTGACTAATCCATTGGCCACTGATCTCATGGTAATTTCAGTTAATGCTTTAAAACTCTTATTAAATTGAGCAATCTTTTGTTCTTCTGTTAGTTCTTGACTGTTAACAATAGTAAAAATTCGTTGTTCTTCTAAACTTTTTAAAGAACTTTTAGTAAATTCTTCATAGGATAATGGACGTAAAAATGCAGTTAATTCATCATTAATTCGAACTTCTGGATCAAATGTAGCATCTAACAGTTTATCTAACGCTAATCGTAGGTCAGTAGTATACGTTTTTGTTTCTGATATGTTTGGAATAGCAATATCTACATCAATTTGTTCGCCATATGTTGCAATACGAATAGCAATTAATATAGCATCAATATCAATACTAGGAATTGCCCAGGCATTTTTAATATTAGGCATACAACTTTGAATAACATCAACAGTACTTTGACCATTTAACAATGCGTCTGGTGTTTTAATAGAAATTTCATCTCTAGCAGTCATAGCATAAACTGGAAACTCCATATTTTGTGTAGGTTCTAACGTGCCTGGTGGATAAAAATTACCAGAACTAGGCAAACGAACATAGAGCTTCGGTTGTCTAAAGTACTTCTTCAACGGGTTTTGCGGTACTGCTACTTGATTTTCCATGTGTTTTTACTCCAACTAAATAATATACTGCTGTGTCATTATATTTATATACGCAGTTTTTGACGGAAAAATTATGTCAGTAAAAGCCATAGTTCCTGGAGTAGGAACAGTTATTGTAGAAAACGCTGCCGAAGACTCGACTCTTAGACAGATACTTGCGGCAATTAATAAAAGCGGAATACCTGCAGGCGGAAAACCTGGTGCCACGCCCGGCGGTGGCGGTGGCGCAGGAGACAATGATGCTCGGGCTGAGCAAATGCGAAAAGGTGCTGAAACTGAAAAAGAATATAAGGCACGAATGAAACTAGCAGGAGATGCTGTATCTCTTGGTGCAGACTCATTTGCTAAAACATTTTCAAATACTACTCCTACAATTAAAGATTTTTCTGGTGTACTGGCACAAATGCCCGGCGCAAACATCAAGGGCGTTAGCGATGTAGTTCAGCAATTTGGCGGAACATTAGAAGATCAAATACAAATTTTTAGAACACTAAGTGGATCTGGTATTGACTTAGGTGATTCATTGTTACAAGCACAACTATCAGCAGGTGAAGCAAGACTTCCTTTAGAAATTTTTGGAAAAACTGTAAAAGAAAACAGCCAATCGCTGGCTATGGCGTTTGGATCTGCCACTGCTGGTGCTACTAAGTTTGCTGAAACACAAGGCAAGTTTATGGCACAGAGCGGTCAAAAATTTGCCGCGCTTGGATTTAGTATGGATGAACTAGCAACATATAATGCTAGTTACATGGAACAACAACAACGCAACGGTCGCTTGTCAAAGATGAGCACTGATGAAATTGTTGCAGGTCAAGAAAAATATAACGAAGAACTAGACAGACTATCAAAGGCAACAGGATTATCTAGACAACAGATAGATGAAGCCAATAAATCATCTCAACGTGATGCTAGAATGAAATTAGCATTAGGCAAATTAGATGCAGACCAACAGGCGGCAGTTAATGCTAAAATTAAACAGTTAGAACAACTAGATCCAACTGGTAAAATGGCCGCAGGCTTTAAAGATATTATTGCTGGCGGTGGTGTTGCTGTAACTGCTGAAGCAAGACAATTTGCATTGACAATGCAAAGTGCAGGCGTTGATGCTAGTAAAATGGGCCGAGAAATTTTTAACGGATCTAAGTCTGCTGTCGACGATATGAACGCTGGATTTAGTAAAGCCGCCAAAGCCAGCGAAAATATCAGCGAAGGCGAAAGAAGAACAGCCGCCGCAATGGCAACTATGGGTCAAATGACTCCAATGTTAGGTAAAGCAGTATTACAAGGCATGGGCGACTCGCAAAAAGCAGCCGCAATGGCCAAGGAAGAACAAGAAAAACGTCTGGCTGCATCTAAGACAGACCCAACAAGAGCAGTAGCAGGTTTAGATCAGACATTAACTAATGTACAAAATTCATTTAAGAAGTCATTTATTGAAAGTGGCGTACTAGATTTAACCGCAACTGGATTAAAATCGGCGGCAAGTGGTGCAGAAGCAGCCGCTGAAAAATTTGCTAAGTTAGATCCAGCCGCAAGAATTCCAGTATTGTTTGGAGCCGCACTAGGTAAAGAGATTGCAGATGCTCTTATTAAGGCTGGTGTAGGTACTGCAATAGGTTATGCTGGTGCAAAAGCCGCTGGCATGGATTATAAAAAATATGAAGAAATGAAAAAAGGTGGCGGTGAACCTAAAGGTGGTGAACCTAAAACTCCTAAAGGAGAACCAGTTAAGCCAGGAGCAGCCGCAGAAGCCGCAGAAGATGTTGCAAAAGCCGGAAAACTAGAAAAAATTGTTTCCACTATAAAGAATCCATGGGCCTGGGCAATAGCAACAACAGCAGGATTAATCATTTATAAAGATGAAGTTGTTGATTTTCTAACTCCAGACTTTTTAAAGACAAAAACAAATGCGGCCGCTAATGCACAAACGGAAAATACTAAAAATACAGTACCTGGTGCAGAAATACCAAAAGCAAATGCACCAAAACCTCCAGAGACAAATGCTGCCGAACCTGTAGCAAAGTTAAATCAAGAAGTTAATGCACTTAAAACGGCATTAAAGGATGTAGATTATTCAAAATTAATGTTCCCAGAGGCAGTGGGTTCAAGTATCGATGCAGGTGTTATTAAATTAAAAAATCTTAGAGAAGAAATTACTACAACAACTAGTGCATTTAAAGATTTGAATAACACTAATTTAGATCAACTGAATAATAACATTAATAAATTAAGCGAAACCATCAAGAGCTCTATGAAGTCTGAGCAAAAAGAAGGAGCACCTGGAAACGTAAAAGTATCCGATGCGTCCAGCAAAGAGATGGTAGACCTGTTAAATCAGTTAAATATGAATATGAGTCAATTAGTCTCACATCAATCAGACGCTGTGGATTATTTGAGCAAGACAGCCAAATACACTAGACAAACTTCAAATAATAGTGCATAATAGGAATTAATAATGAGTTGGAAAAGACATTTCTCTCCAGTAACAACAGGCAACGTTAGCCCGATATCCGGCGCAGGCGGAAAGCCTGGTCCTGCACGATCCAACTATAGTTCCTATCTTCCAGATGTTTACACTGGTAGTCCAAATCGTGTTGAGCGTTATATGCAGTACGACACCATGGATTGGGACAGCGAAGTTAATGCCGCATTGGACATTCTAGCAGAGTTTTGCACACAGAAAAATAAAGAAAACGGTACACCGTTTACATTACAATTTAGAAATCGTGCTACAAATTCTGAAATTAAAATTTTAAAGGAATACCTACAACAGTGGACTAAGTTACAAAAACTTGATACACGTATGTTCCGTATTGCACGTAACTTGTTCAAATACGGCGACGGATTCTTTGTACGCGATCCAGAAACACAAAAATGGTATTACGTTGATCCGGGTAAAGTTGTAAAGATTATTGTTAACGAAAGCGAAGGCAAGAAGCCAGAACAATACGTTATCCGCGACTTAAACATTAATTTACAGGATTTAGTTGTAACACAGATTAATCCTAATACACAAAATCAACAGCCTGGTGGTGCCGCTTATACACAAGGCGGCAGCGGTGCTCGCGGTATGACAGGATCATATCCTCAGCAGTCAGGAACACGTTTTAGCAAAAGTCAAAATGAATTTGCTATTGATGCTAAACACGTTGTACATCTTAGTCTAAGTGAAGGCTTAGACAACAATTATCCTTTTGGTAATTCGCTGTTAGAATCTGTTTTTAAAGTTTACAAACAGAAAGAATTACTGGAAGATGCTATTATTATCTATCGTATTCAACGTGCTCCAGAGCGTAGAATTTTCTACATTGACGTAGGCAATATGCCTAGTCACTTGGCCATGAGCTTTGTTGAAAGAGTTAAAAATGAGATTCATCAAAGACGTATTCCTAGTAGTACAGGCGGTGGCAGTGCTATTGATAGTGCTTACAATCCGTTGTCTATCAATGAAGACTACTTCTTTCCACAGACAGCAGAAGGTCGTGGAAGTAAAGTTGAAACGCTACCGGGCGGTACTAACCTGGGCGAAATCGACGACTTAAAGTATTTTACTAACAAGTTAATGCGAGCTCTACGTATTCCTAGCAGTTACTTGCCTACAGGCGCAGATGACAGTCAAGCGGCATTTAATGATGGACGTGTAGGTACAGCATACATTCAAGAACTACGTTTTAACAAATATTGCGAGCGTTTACAAACGTTAATGATCAGTACATTTGATACAGAATTTAAATTATTCTTGTATAACAAAGGTGTAAACATTGACTTTAGTTTGTTTGATATTCGTTTCCAAAGTCCACAAAACTTTGCCGCATATCGTCAAGCAGAGTTAGACAATCAACGTATCAGTACTTTTGCACAGGTAGTAGCATTGCCATTTATTGCTAAACGGTTTGCACTAAAACGTTTCTTAGGTATGACAGACGAAGACTTAGCAGAAAACGAACGTCTGTGGAAAGAAGAAAGCGGTATGGCCAAGTCTAACGCAATGGATGCCGCAGGAGAATTGCGTACAGCAGGTGTAAGCCCAACGGGCATTGCCGCAGATGCTAGTGCTATGGCAGGAGAAACACCAGCACCCGAAGGTATGGCACCTGAAGCAGGAGCAGAAGGCGGTGCGCCAGCACCAGGTGCCGCTCCCGCGCCAGCCGCTCCACCAGCATAAATAATAATATGATCCTACGCGAACTATTTTATTTTAATCGTGAAACTGCTGAACTAGAGCAGGACGACAAGTACATGGCTAAACGTGATACTGATGTCCTTAATGGTTTAGAAGACACACGCAAGACTCGTTTAACTCTTGGTCAAATCAACGAGTTACGTAGAGCATCCGACCAACACGTCAAAGAAACTCAAGCAGAGCTAGAATTTATCGCTCGAATGTACGCGGCACCTCCACCAGCCGCTTGATAAATTAATACATGAATCACGCCTTTGTGTTAGGCAATGGTCGTAGCCGTATGGCCATTGAACCTAACAGACTAAAAGCTCTTGGCAAATTATACGGCTGTAACGCATTGTACAGGGACTGTGACCCAGATTATCTAGTGGCAGTAGATGCCAAAATGGTATTGGAAATCACAGATAAAGCAGTACACAGGCGTATCCCAGTATGGACTAACGTCAATACAAAACTTAAAAATATCTACGATTTAAACTTTTTTAACCCGTCAAAAGGCTGGAGTAGTGGGCCTACAGCACTATGGCTGGCCAGTACACACGGCTACGATACAATCTATATTCTAGGCTTTGACTATAAAGGAATCAACGATAAACTAAACAACGTTTACTCGGATACTCCTAACTACAGACGCAGTACAGAACCTGCTACATTTCATGGTAACTGGCAACGTCAAACCGAATCTGTTATTAAAGAATTTACTGATACTAAATACATTAGAATTACTGAACCTGGTGCATTAGAGTTCGGGTGGCAGAAATACAAAAATTATAGTACAATGACTTATGATGAGTTTAAGTCTGTGATATTTTATTAAAATTTCGTATTTTGAACCGGTTTGCACCGGTTTTTTTATATACATAGTAAATACATCGACAGCCTTGCGGGTGAATAACCCCATCACATATATAGGAGAACATAAATGACTGATCGCGCAAAGTTCGAGCAGATGCTTGAATATCTAATTAATGAAGACAAACAAAAAGCCGAAGAATTGTTCCACGAACTAGTGGTAGCAAAATCTCGCGAAATTTACGAAAACTTGTTGGACGATGATCTACAATTTGATCAACCAGCAGAAGAAGCATTTGGTTTAGAAGCTCAAGACGAGCCAGCAGCCGATTTACTAAGCGATATCGATGCCGATGAACCAGAAGATGACATGGACGGTGGCGAAGGTGGCGATGAAGAGCCAGCAACTGTAGGCGACCTAGACCTAATGAAACAAGACATTATCGATGCACTAACCGCAGAATTTGAACAAATGATGGGTGGTGACAAAGGTGAAGAAGGCGGCGACGAATTCCCAGCAGGTGGATCAGAAGAAGGTCCAGAAGCACCTGAAGGCGAAGAAGGCGGCGAAGAAGAAGAAACTAAAGAAGACTACGTTGTAGAATACGTAGAAAAAGTAAGTGCTCCAAAGCACGGTGACAACGGTGCTAACACTAAGTCAATCGTAGCCGGTAAGAACGATATGGGTGGCACAGTTGCTAATATCGCTAAAGGCGGCGAAAGCAACAAAGGTGGTACACAAGGTGGTTTAGCAAATCCATCAACAAAGGATTTGAATTCAGGTAACGTTAATGTGCCTGGTTCAAAAAATGCGACAAAACTTAATGCTCAAAGCAAAGGTCATGGCGCAGAGAAGAAAGGCGCAGGCGAAAGCGGCGCTGATACCAAGAGTATCATTGGTAGCAAAGGTTAATTAGGGTCTAATCTAGATGAGTAATTTCTACTTACGTGAGAACCTAACATTCGACCAAGCCCGAATGGTTGTGGAGTCGGATGGCGACGGAGGCAAAAACCTTTATATGAAGGGTATTTGTATCCAGGGCGGCATTCGTAACGCAAATCAGCGTGTGTATCCTGTGAGCGAAATCGGCAGGGCTGTCAAAACACTAAACGACCAGATCACTGGTGGATATTCAGTTCTTGGCGAAGTAGATCATCCAGACGACTTAAAAATTAACCTAGACCGTGTAAGCCATATGATTACAGAAATGTGGATGGATGGCCCAAATGGTTACGGTAAACTTAAGATTCTTCCAACCCCAATGGGACAATTAGTGAAAACTATGTTGGAAAGTGGTGTTAAGTTAGGAGTTAGTTCGCGCGGATCCGGAAACGTCAAAGAAGACGGATCCGGTGAAGTGTCAGATTTCGAGATTATTACAGTTGATGTAGTAGCTCAACCATCAGCCCCGGGTGCGTATCCAACGCCCATTTATGAGCATCTCATGAATAGTAAGGGCGGATATAAGGCACTAAGAATAGCACAAGAAGTACAAGGCGACGCAAAGGCACAGCAATACTTAAAAGAAAGCCTATTAAAAATAATAGGCGGACTCCAATAACAAGGGAGAATCACAATGTTGGATGCACTTAAATCATTATTTGAAAACAACGTGATTTCCGAAGAAATCAAAGCAGACATCGAGTCTGCTTGGAACGCCAGAATCGCTGAAAACCGCGAACAGGCTACTCAACAACTACGCGAAGAATTCGCGCAAAAATACGAACATGACAAACAAGTAATGGTCGACGCAATCAATAACATGATTGAAGATCGTTTATCTGTCGAAATCCAAGAGTTTACAGAAGATCGCGCACAACTAGCAGAGGCGAAAGCCAAGTATGCTGTTGCTATTCGCGAACACTCAAGTAAACTTAACGAGTTTGTATTGACTTCTCTTGCTAGAGAAATTTCTGAACTTCACGAAGATCAGAAAGTAATGGCTGAGAATTTTAGTAAGTTAGAGCAGTTTGTAGTCGAAGCATTGGCTAAGGAAATTGCAGACTTCTATGATGACAAGAAAGACTTGGCAGAAACCAAAGTTAAACTTGTTAAAGAAGCAAAAGAACAATTTGCTCAACTTAAGAGCAAGTTTGTAAAGACTTCAGCAGAATTAGTTGAATCTGTTGTAAAACAAGGTCTTGAGAAAGAGATTACTCAACTTAAAGAAGATATCGACCAAGCTCGTCAAAACGACTTTGGACGTAAGATTTTTGAAGCATTTACAACTGAGTATCAATCTAGTTTGTTGAACGAGAAATCAGAGACAAGCAAGTTACTCAAAGTAATCGCAGAAAAAGAACAAAAACTCGCAGAAGCACAGAGCATTATTTCTGAAAAGCAACAGTTGGTAGAAAGCAAAGAGCAAGAAGTTGCTCGCGCACAAGAAGCCGCTGAACGTAAAGAAGTAATGAGTGAACTTCTAAATCCTCTAAACAAGGACCAAAAAGACATCATGAGCGAGTTACTAGAAAGTGTGCAAACTGCAAAACTACGTACTAGTTTCGACAAGTACTTACCAGCAGTATTGAGTGGTAGCACACCGGAGAAGAAGAAGGCTCTTGTAGAGGCAAAAGAAATCACAGGCAACAAAGAAACCCATAGCATTAGTAGTGCTAATAGCCAGGCCGATGTAATTGACATCCGTCGCCTTGCTGGATTAAAATAAGGAGAATTTAAATGTCAGAACTACTAGAAAGCCGCTGGCAAGAAACTAAAGAGGCACTATTAGAAGGCCTTCAAGGTACCAAGCGTAGCGTAATGGGAGTTACTTTAGAGAATACTCGTAAGTATCTTTCAGAATCTGCGTCAACTGGTGCTACTTCTGCCGGTAACGTCGCAACCCTTAACCGCGTGATCCTTCCAGTGATCCGTCGTGTTATGCCAACAGTTATTGCCAACGAATTAGTTGGTGTACAACCAATGACTGGTCCAGTTGGTCAAATCCATACTCTACGTGTTCGCTACAGCGATACACTAAGTGGTACATATGGTGCTACCGCTGGTGAAGAGGCTCTAAGCCCATTCAAGATTGCAGAAGGTTATTCTGCAAATAACGGATCTGCTACTACAGCCGCCGCAACTGCCGCATTAGAAGGTGTTGCTGGTAAGCGTATGAGCATCCAAATCTTGAAGCAAACAGTTGAAGCCAAGACTCGTAAATTGTCTGCACGTTGGACATTCGAGGCTGCTCAAGATGCACAAGCCCAACAAGGTATTGACATCGAAGCAGAAATCATGGCTGCTCTTGCTCAAGAAATCACTGCTGAAATCGACCAAGAAGTTCTAGGTTCCCTAGCAACTCTTGCAACATCTAACGGTAACAACCAAGCATTTGACCAGGCAACAGTATCTGGTACAGCAACATTCGTTGGTGACGAACACGCCGCTTTGGCAGTTCTAATCAACCGTGCCGCTAACGTTATCGCACAACGTACACGTCGTGGTGCTGGTAACTGGGCCGTTGTTAGCCCATACGCATTAACAATCCTTCAAAGTGCAACAACTTCTGCGTTCGCAAGAACAACAGAAGGTACTTTCGAAGCACCTACAAACACTAAGTTTGTTGGTACATTGAACAATGCTATGAAGATCTATGTTAACACATACGCATCTGACAGCGCATCAGTATTAGTTGGTTACAAAGGTTCTAGCGAATCTGACGCAGCCGCTTTCTACTGCCCATACGTTCCATTGATGAGCTCTGGCGTTGTATTAGACCCAACATCATTCGAACCAGTCGTGTCTTTCATGACTCGTTATGGATATGTTGAGTTGAACAACACAGCATCATCTCTTGGTAACGCGGCTGATTACTTAGGTACAGTTAGTATCTCTAACGCTACATTCCAGTAATCAACACTTAACAAGTGTAACAAGAAAAGGACTCTTCGGAGTCCTTTTTCTTTTGTGGCTAAATACAATGTCTAAATTATATTCGCATTAGCGAACTTATGCAGAATCCCTCTGCGTAGACCTAAAACGTCAACATAAGGAGAAAACAAATGGGACGTCCATTAAAGAAAGATGTATACGGTACTAAAGTTACTCGTTCATTTACTACATCACAAGCAGGTATTTTAGTTCAAGGTTACTTCGGCGGTTCATTAGCCAGTGACTATCAAATTGTTAAACAACGTGGCAAGAGCACATACGTTGTTTTAAAAACATCCGATGATGCATTTACTGAAGCAGAAAGCATCAGTTCTATTACAGGTACTAACTTAAAAGTTGGTAAACTAGTTTCTGGAACACCAGCAGCCAATGGTGAAATTCGTATTTTAGGTTCTACAACTGGTCAAACTCCTGGTACTACTGCTATTGCTAAATTAACTAAGCGCCTTGCTTATGACTTTAGCGGTAACAAGTACAAGTGGTATTTAGATAACGATTCGTCAGCAGACGTATTAGTATTGATTGCAGTTTAATATAAGGGACTTAGGTCCCTTATTAAGGATTACACATGGCAAGAATAGTTAAAGTACAAGACACCGATTATAAGATATCAGTTAATTCTGGCGGAACAATTACGCTGAATACTGGTGATCAAATTGGTACGGTTCTTGTCACCGGTGATTTAACTGTATTAGGTAATACAACATCCATACAAACAGTCAACGTTGAAATAGAAGATAAAATTATTCTATTAAACAGAGGCGAAAGCGGCGCAGGTATTAGTCCAACAGGACTAGGAGAAGCGGGTATTCAAATATCTCGCGGATCAAGACCTGATGTTTTTTTAGTTTTTGATGAATCAAAAAACTGGTTAGATACACAATCTGGTACAACACGTAGCGGACTGTTTGTTGCTAAAAATGAAACTGATGATTTAATTGGAATACAGACTAATTCCATTACTACTGCTGGATATAATTTAAACTTGTTAGGAACAGGAACGGCTGTAGTTAACGTTACTGGCACAGTAAACTATGAAGAACAAGTTTTAGATTATACAGCACCTGGCCTTCCTCCGATTGATCCAGATATTATTCCTAACATTCAAGCAGTTACAGATTATGTAGGTAGTTACTTTACATTAAATCCGCCTTACAAATTACAAGATAGTGCTAAGATTGGCGGCGTAACAGTATTGTATGATTCTTATTTGGAAATTAGTGACTTTGAAGCAGATGGTGGCCCAAGTAATTTAACATTAACTTTAGATAATGTAATTAATGCCGCTTGGTTTGTAGACAGATTTGAAGTACAGAATTTAAAGTTTTATAATGCTACTATTGAAAGTAGATTAAGTAACGAAGATTTAGTTTTACGCAGTGACGGTACAGGTTGCGTAGGTGTCGATGACCATTTTAAATTATACCTACAAACAGAAGATCCAGGAAGCGTAGCCGATGGTGTAAAACTTTATGCTAAGAATGAAGCCCAAGGTGGCACAGGATTGTTCTTTGTAAACTCAGAGAACAAGCAAGATGAATTAATAAGTAAACGTAAAGCAATCGTTTACAGTATGATATTTTAAGGATAGAACATGGCAATCACAAGCAATTTAGTAACTACACTAGGCAGTGCAATTTATACTGCCCCTGGCACTGTTGGTTCTGATGACAGAGAATATGCTGTGACCTGCATGATGTTTTGCAATTATTCAACATCGGATGTTGTTTTAAATCTTTGGTTATTAGCACCTTTACCGGCTACTATTGCTAACACTACTAAAGTTATTCATAACTTAACAATACCAGCAGGTGAAACATTTACATTTGATACAGAAAAAATTGTACTAGGTTCAGAAGAAAGAATTTGGGCAACAGCAGATGCAAATACACGACTAAGTGTATCTCTAACTTCAATGAGAGTAAGTTAATGAAGTTTTTAAAACGTAATCAATTAAACAGTCGTAATGTAAAAGACAATCGTATTGCGGTTGAAATTACAGACGAAGTTAAGTTAGATACTGAAAACGTATTGTTAATTCCCAACGGACCTACTACTAGTCGTCCTGGCGAATCTGGCACAGTAACTAGTCCAGTCGAAGGACATATTCGTTATAACACAACGGACCAAGAATTTGAAGGACGTCAAGGAACTCCAGCGGCATGGCGCAAATTTAGATTTAAAGAACCAGCACTAATTACACAACAAAATCTAGGTAACGGTGACGCTGCCGAAGTTTATTTTGGCCCGTTGGATTCGGGGTATGCTGATTATCCATATCCAGAACTAACAAACCCACAGAACTTATTCGTATTAATTGAAAACGTTTATCAAATTTCTACAACAAACTACACACTAGTAGATGCGCCCGCAAGTACTATTTCTGTAGCAAAGACAGACGGAAACCCAACATTAATTACTTCAGAAGCCACTGACAGTATGATCGGTGCAACTGTATCTGGATCTGGTGTTTCTGGGACTGTAACAGGTGTAAGTCCTGGCGTAAGTTTAACACTAAACACAAATGCTAGCGGATCTGGAACTGTTAGCGTTACTGTAACAAGAGTTGGACGTTTTGTAGAGTTCACAAGTGCTGTTCCTTACGGTAAACCAGTCACTGTCATTCACGGCTTCGACCGTTAATCTCAACACTTTTAATAATTCAGGATCCAATAAATATTATTGGAGACTAATCACATGCCTGTAGATATTGGCCGAATTTCCGGTGGAATGCTTAAAGACAACCTGTTGCGAGACGGTGTTGATCTTTCCTTTGAAACCGATTTAATATACTTCGATGTTGGCACTAGCCGCTTGGGCATTAAAACTAATTCTCCCAACACAGAATTAGAAGTATTAGGTACAACACGCAGTACCAATACACTATCAACAAATTTTACTAATAACGATATTACTGTAGATTTCTCTAGAATTACTACAGCATTAGGATCGTTAAACATTACCGCAGTTAATCGTGTAGTTGCATCTGCTATATCTACAGACGATATTTTTATTAACAATAATATTATTGCCACTACTAGCAGTATTTTATTAGATCAATTAGACGGTGGTCCAGCCAGCGGCGGACAGGATTTCTTCTTAGACTTAGGACTAGCATCTACAACAACATTTGATGATGTTATCGATTTGGGCGATGCCGCCTTGACAGCAAGTTCATCTAATACTAACTTAGAAATTAGACCAAACGGATCAGGCACGTTAGAAGTTTACAACGAGTTTAATATTACTGGTAATTTACACTCTACCGGCGATATTACCTTAGACGGCACGATTACATTTGGTTCAGATCAAAACGATGCTGTAGATTTTAATGCAGACATAGCCAGTAACATTGTTCCAGATACAGATGCATTTTATAGTTTAGGAACATCATCATCTAATAGATGGAACGGCCTGTACACAAATCTAGTCAACGGGCAACAAGTAACTACTAGCAGTTTATCAACTCCTAGTGGAGTTAACTATGCTCTTCGTCCGGGCAAAACATGGTTTGTTGCTGAAAATGGCGATAACTTAAATCAAGGTAATCACGAAAACGCACCGTATGCTACTATTGAAAAAGCATTAAGCGTGGCCACTGCCGGTGACACAATTAAAATATATCCAGGAACTTATGCAGAACTATTACCATTAGTTGTTCCGGCAGGTGTTGCTGTAAGTGGATTAGAATTAAGAAGCGTTACCATTGTTCCAGACACAGCCAGTCAAAGCGAAGACGTATTTCATTTAAATGGTGAAACCACAGTTAATAACTTAACAATCAAAGACTTTTACTATGACAGTATTAACGACAAAGGTTATGCTTTCCGTTTTGCTCCAAATGCGCAGGTAACTAGTCGCAGTCCTTACATTCAAAATGTATCAGTTATAACACAAGGTACAACAACTACAGCCGATGATCCAAGAGGTTTTGCCAGTGGCGATGCGGGTAAAGGTGCCCTAGTAGACGGTAGTGAAACAAACTACTTAACTAAAGAAGCAAGTATGTTGTTCCATGCTGTGACATTTATCACACCTGGTGTAGATGCATTGACAATGACCAACGGTGTGCGTGTTGAATGGTTAAATTCATTTACATATTTTGCTAATAGAGCTCTATATGCTATACAAGGCACAGGTAGATTAACTGAAGATGGTAGCACACTGGCCTATGGTGCAGAAGTTCGTAGTATTGGTTCAGCAAACGTTTACGGAAATTATGGAGCAGTAGCAGACGGTGCAGATACATTAATGTATCTAATTCAGCACAACTTTGCCTATATAGGTACAGGCAAAGATGCTACTAATGATGACACACTAGTTGTACAAACTAACGAAACAGTAGAATTAAACAGCGGTAGAGTTTACTATCAAAGTCAGGATCACAAAGGTACATTCCGTGTAGGCGATCAATTTTATGTCGATTTTGAAAATGGTACAGTTAGTTTTGACGCCAGCGGATTAGCATCAACAGGTGCAACTGGTTTGACTATTACCACGGGCGCAGACGTAACAACAATTACAAAAGATTTTGTTAATACAGGCAATTTAAAAATAGCAGGAAATACAATTGAATCTTTATTTGGCGAAGTAAACATTTTATCAGCCAGCGGAGAAACTAACCTAACTTTAGATGTTAATGTTGCTAAGAATTTAGATATCACCGGAGATTTTAGTCTAGGTGGACAATTAATTTTAGGTAATCAAACAGTAGATACCGTAACATTCAAACAAACATTAAATCAAAATTTTGAACCAGATGTAACAGAAACCTACAACTTAGGTTCAAGTACAAAAGTATGGCGAGATACTTATACATCAGAAGCAAATATTAACGATATTAGAATTAGAGGAAATGTAATAGAAACTACTGTGTCAAACAGTGACTTAGAACTACGTGCTAATTCTGCAGGAATCGTAAACTTAAAAGATTATGCGGCGTTCGACCAAAATCTTACTGTCAGCGGATTAACTACTGTAAAATCTGTAAATGTTATAGGAACTTTAAATCATACCGGTGCAGTAGTACTCGCTGGTGATAAATCTAACACAGGATTTTTAGACATTAGCGGAACATTAACTGTAGGATCTAGCGCATATTTTGACAATGTTCAGATAGTTAATAATAGAATTTTCACCAGTGATTCAAACAGTGATTTAGAACTAAGCGCACACGCTTCCGGCATTATACAAATTCCAGTAGATAATGTTAGCATTACACGAAGTCTTAGCATTTCTGGTGATTATTACACAACAAATATCACAGCCAGCAATAGATATACTGCTGAAGAATTTTATAATGCAGATATCTTAATCAAAGACAACTACATTTCTACAACTACCAGTAACTCAAATTTAGAATTAAGAGGAAACTCTGCAGGCGGAGTATTTTTAGAAACTACAAAATTTACTGGAAGTACTGTTTCTAATGCAGATGACATTGTACTACAGCCCAACACTGGTAAAAATTTAAAATTTGATACTACTGCGGCATTAATAGTTCCAAAAGGTACCACGGCAAATCGCCCAACATTCCAACAAGGTGATGTTAGATTTAATACCACAACTGGAATTTTTGAAGGCTATGGCGCGGCATTTGGCGGAGTATATTCAGCAGATAGACAAACATCTGTAACTGCTGGTTCTAGTGAAGAAATAAACTTTAAAGCAGATAATATCCTAACAATGGATATTACTTCCACAAGATTACGTACTAACGGATTACTAGTAGACAATACATTATTTGATGTTAACACAGTTACTACAACTAACAATGATCTAACATTTGCACCCAATGGAACCGGACTTAATAGAATTGAAAATATTACCCCAGATGGATCTGATATTAGAAACGAGTTAAATTCTGCAATAACACTTGGATCTACAGGGCTAGGATATATTAAATTTACTGGAACTAATGGTCTAGTAATTCCCTACGGAACTACAGCAGAACAACCTTCATCCCCAGAAGTCGGTGAAACTAGATACAACATTGAAGAAAGTGTTGTTGAAGTGTGGACTGGTACAAAATGGGGTAATGCTGGCGGTGAGGGCGAAACTGTTACGCAACAATATATGGAAGACATTTCCTATCTTTGGAACCTAATACTAGGTTAAAAATACAAACGGCTAAATACTACTGATTACAAGGAACGACCAATTTCTTGTATGATTAAACTGTGGTAAACCAGCAAAGAGCCCGCAAGGGATGAGAACTTGGTTAACCGTGAAACACGGGGTTATCAGGAGTGATATATGGCCGTTGGTCGAATTTCCGGTCCGCTCTTAAAGGCCAACCTTCTACGCCAGGGTGTGGATTTAGCCTTTGAGACTGACCTTGTTTACTTAAAAGTTACTGATCCAGACTCCGCCAACCACAGAGTTGGTATAAAGACTAACGACCCTACACATACTTTACACGTAAATGGTACAACTAGAACTACTAACTTACTAGTAGATACTCTAGCAGAAATTGCAGACATTAGCATTTCTGCTACAACAATTTCCACAACACAAGATGTATTATCCTTGCTACCTAGCGGTGCAAGTCCAGTAGTATATCAAGCAAAATTACGTGTTGACGACATTGACATAGAAAACAATGTTATCAGCACAAACAGCACAAACACCAATCTTGAACTACGTCCAAATGGCACAGGCACAGTAGAAGTATTTGCCGACACTAATGTTTACGGAAATATTCATGCTACTGGAAATATCACAGCAGACGGCAATATTACATTAGGTGATGCCAATACAGATAATATTACTTTTGCCGCAGATGTAGCCAGCAACATTGTTCCAGATCAAGACGATACTTACACATTAGGTGAAAGTGGCAAACGTTGGGCAGACGTATGGACTAACAACTTATTTGCTGATGTAATCGATACTGGTGATTTAGTTGTAGATAACATTAACTTAAACCTACGTCAGGGGAACATTTGGTACGTTGCTGTAAACGGCAGTGACAGTTACAGCGGCACACACCAAAACGATCCGTTCTTAACAATCAAACATGCTCTTAGCCAAGCAACTACAGGCGATACTGTTTATGTGTACCCTGGCGATTACGAAGAAATTTTTCCACTAACAGTACCACAGGGCGTTGCGATTGTTGGTGCTAACCTGCGTTCTGTAACAATTCGTCCTACAGCGGCAACACGTCAACAAGACTGTTTCAAGATGAATGGCGAAACTACCATTCAAGACTTTACAATTACAGGTTTTGAGCACGAGCCAATTGGCAACACTGGACACGCATTTACATTTGCTCCAGGTATGACTGTTAGTACACGCAGTCCTTATGTAAAAAATATTACAGTTTTAACCTTTGGTAGTAGTGTAAGACTGGGTACAGCCACAGCAGATGACCCTCGCGGATATGCCGCAGGTGATGCAGGTCACGGTGCATTCTTAGACGGTAGCATTGTCAATGCAAACAGCATTGAAGCGGCCATGTTATTCCACGCAGTGACATTTATCACACCAGCGGCTGAAACATTAATTGCTACAAACGGTGCAAGAATTGAATGGTTAAACTCGTTTACATACTTTGCTGATAAAGGTATGTATTTGTACAGCAGTAGCGAAGGATTTGCTGGACAGGGTAGAACAGAAGTTAGAGTTACTGGCAACTCCGGTACATTTGCTGTGGGCAACACACTAAGTTACTATGACACAGACGGAGTTACTGTTCTAGGCTCAGGTACAATCGACGAAGTTGGTACAGACGGTAAAATTTATCTAACAGGTAAAGTTACAGGATTAGAAACACAGTCAGAACGTGGCGGTAAAACTATTACAGCCAATGGAGATGCACAACTTAAAACAGCACAGAAAAAATTTGGAACTGCTAGTCTGTATCTAGACGGTACAGGCGATTATGTAACTGTAAACAGTTTAACTGACTTTGTATTCGATGCAGATTTCGCATTAGAAGGTTGGTTCTATCCAACAAACGTAACTGGCACATTTTCATTGTTTACCATCGGTGGTGAAGCAGCCGACAGATACACCACAATGATTGAAAACGGTACACTAAAAGGAAACTTTTACGGAAGCAGTACTGTTACTTTTGGCGGCACAATATCTATTAACACATGGACACACATCGCATTTACACGAAGTGGTTCAACTATCAGAGCATTTGTCAACGGAACTTTATTAGGAACAACTGATACTGTTGCAGGAGATGTAGGCAATAATGGTTCATTTAGAATAGGTTCTGATGGTAGCGGATCTGCAAATTTTGTTGGATATGTAGACGATGTCCGAGTGAGCAAAGGAACTGCTAGACACACTAGTTCGTTTACTGCTCCTTCTTCTGCACTACCAAACGATTCTTACAGCGTATTGTTAGCGCACTTTGACGGCGCAGATACTTCTACAGTTTTTGTAGACGATGTTCTATTGCCACAGGACATTAGAACTAATGCAGGAGGCACAGCCACAGCATTTAGTCTAGTTGATTATTCAGACTTTGGTGCAGAAGTTCGTAGTATTGGATCTGCCGCAGTTTATGGTAACTATGGTATCTATGGCGACGGACTAGGTGTTGTTGCTTACTTAATTGGACAGAACTTAGCCTATATTGGTGTACTACACAGAACAGATAATGATGTAACGTATGTAGTACAGGCTAACGAAGTTGTTGAACTAAACGGTGCAAAGATTTATTATTCCAGCGTCGACCATAAAGGTGACTTTAGAGTTGGCGACTTATTTTATGTTAACCAGGCCTCTGGTACAGTAGAATTTACCACAACAAGTTTTAACATTAGTTCTTTAACTGGTGTAACATTTACTGATGGCGTAAACACAACTTATATTGATGGTACAGAAGTTAGCACTGGTAATATTAAAATCAGTGGCAACACTATTGAAAGCACTACCGGTGTAGTTAACGTTCTAAGTGCCAACGATGAAATTAATCTACAAAATAATGTAAACATTACTGGTAATTTAGATGTTACTGGTAACGTAACAGTTGGCGGAAATATTACACTAGGTGATCAGCCCACTGACACTATTAGCATTGTTGCCGGTATTACCAGCAATATCACTCCAGGCGTAACAGAAACTTATACACTAGGAACTAACGGACTACAGTGGGCAAATTTATACACTGGTAATTTACACGTTGACAGTATTAATATCGACGGCAATGTAATTAAAACCGTTGACTCAAATGCTGACTTAGAATTACGTGCTAACGGCACAGGAAGAATTTATGTACCTAGTGACAATGTTTTAATTAACAACGACCTAACAGTACTAGGAACATCTACATTAGGTAATACAAATATTACCGGAACAGTTACCTACACTGGTAATATTATTCAAACTGGTAACGTAACACAGACTGGTAACTACAGCGTTTCGGGCACATTAACAGTTGGCAGCGATGCACAATTTCAAAATATTAAAATTGCTGGCAACACAATTAAAACAACACTTTCTAACAGTAATTTAGAATTAAGCGCAGCCGGTACAGGCATTATTACAATGCCATATAACAACGTTTCATTGGGACAGAATTTAACTGTCAGCGGAAACGTCAGTTCAACAAACGCATTGGCCAGTAACAGAGTTACAGCAGAAGAATTTTATACAGGTGACATAATTGTCAAAGACAATTACATTGCCACAACAGTATCCAACAGTAATTTAGAACTACGTGCTAATGGCACAGGCTACATTGTTCTAGAAGAATTTAATGTTAACGCAAACGTTATCAGCAGTAATTCTGCCAGCGACATTGTAATCCAACCAGGAACTAATAAACTAGTAAGCATTAATTCAAATCAAAGTTTAATAATTCCTGTGGGTAACACAGCAGAGCGTCCAACAGCACAGTCTGGTATGATTCGTTTCAATAGCCAGATGGGTCGTTATGAAGGCTATGACGGAGTTAACTGGATTAAACTAAGTGGTGTCGGCGACTTGGATGATACAACACGTATCACAGCAGAACTAACACCTGGCGCAAATGATGATACTATTAGATTTTACAACAATAATGTTGTAACAGCAGATTTAACCAGTGCTAGATTACAAGTGCCACGTGTTGAAGTTGACAACATTATTATTGACGGCAATACAATTAGCAGTACAACAAACACAGACATTATTTTTAATGCCACAGGTACAGGCAGTATCAAACTGGCCAACTTTGCTATTAAAGATAATACTATAACAAACACAGTTTCTGGAGCAATAACAACAATTACTCAGTCCGGAACTGGATATTTTAAAATTGCAGGTACAAATGGTTTCGTAGTTCCAACAGGTATTAGCTCAGAACGTCCAGCATACGCTGTAGTCGGTATGACACGTTACAACTCAGAACTAAAACAGTTAGAAATTTTTAATGGAACTACTTGGGACTCTGCCGCAGGTGCTGGTGGTGGTATTAATGCGGCCACTGCTGAAGATATTGCAATCACCTACGCACTGATATTAGGATAAGAACATGGCAAACTTTTTTAAGAACAAAGTAGTTAACGAAATAGGAACAACTCCTATACAAGTTTTAGAATTTGGACCAAGTACCAGAGGTACAGTCATTGGTTTAAGTCTGGCAAATTTAACAGGCAGTAATATTTTAGCCAGTATTACCGTTACAGACGATGCTAGTACTGTAGGTTATTTTATTAAAGATATTATTATAGCACCAAATTCAAGTTTACGTGTTGTTAACGGTGGCGAAAAATTAATTTTAGCACCAAATAACGCAATTCATATTTCTGCTAGCCAAGAAGCGGCATTAGACTGCATCATGAGTTATGTTGAAATATCATAAGGAATAGATAATGACATACTATATTGGAACACAACCATCAGACCTAGCAGGTGACCTTAGCATACGTTTTTTCTACGGGCTAAGAAGAGATGACAACGGAATGCTTTATTTTATTAAAGTTGACGGTTTAAAAGATGAAGACGATATTACTATCAACAATCCAGGTTTAACAGAAAACGACTTTACGGATTTTCAATACGGTGTTGATTTCTTTGAAGGTAGATTAGAACTCGACCATAGTCGTCCTTACTCAAATTTAGAGTGGGATCAGTATAGATGGGACAGCAGAAGTATGTTTTACTATATCAACGACAACGGCGAATTTGTTGTACGTCTAAACAAAGAATATGTTTATCCAGTCGATTCTATAGTGTGATAAGTACATGAGTTTAATGATAATTTAAGGATTAAAAATGGCGGCAGAATTTAAAATTGGTAGATTAAGATATACCTGGAAAGGACAATGGAACGATGGCGTGTTCTACAACAGAGACGCTGTATCTCAATACGAAGGTAAAACTTACGTATGTAAAGAGCCGCACACATCCTCTAGTAATTTCTACGACGACTTATATTATGTAACAGGCGGTGGCGCAAGCACTCCTCGCTGGGAACTAATGATTGATGGTCGAGCATGGAGAGAAGAATGGACACCGAGCACATTTTATTCAATCGGCAATATCATTAGATTTGGTGGTGTTGTTTATATTTGTACCGAGGCACATACCAGTGGATTAACAACCATTGACCTAACCAAATGGGACACATACGCACAGTTCGATAACTGGAATACTGCTTGGGCTATTTCTACTGTCTATGGTTTTGGAGATATTGTAAAATATGGCGGTATAGTTTATCGTTGCGTTGAAGATCATACATCTGCTGACAATATTACAGACGGCCGCGAAGCAGACAACTACAAATGGGAAGTAGTAAACAATGGTATCGAATACAAAGGTGCTTGGACTGCATCGACAAGATATAAATTAAACGACCTTGTTAAACTAGGAGCAGATGTTTATATTTGTACAGAAGGACATACTTCTACTACTACATTTGATACAACTACATTTAATGTTTGGCTACCAGGTACACAATTTGAAAATGGCTGGACCAGTTCAGCATTGTATCAAAAAGGCGACATTGTTATCTATGGCGGTTACACTTACGTAAGTTTAATCAACAATAACTTAAATATCATTCCTTCAGTTAATGCTGAAGACTCGTCATCTGCTTGGGAACTAATAACCCAAGGTTATAGAATGATGAACGAGTGGAGTTCGGGTGCTCAATATAGAGTCGGTGATGTTGTACGCAGAGGCGGACAATTATTCACAGCCGTGATAGATAGCGCAGGCCAAGATCCAACAAGTTATGCAGTAACTGGTTCTTATGTGGACACAGGAAGTTCTGGAACAACTTTAAAAGTAGTTTCAACGGCTGGCATTACAAAGGGCATGGTTTTAGTTAACCCATCATTTACGCAAGGCCAGACTGTGGTATCTGTAAATGACAGTACAACATTGATTATCAGCGAAGTTCCTAACGGTTCATTGACCAATGGGGACAATATTGACTTTGTAGGTGTCAATTATCTTAAATGGAAGTTGGTTGTTCCATCAGTTAGATGGACTAATTTCTGGACTAACACCACAAATTATATTATCGGCGACTTAGTAATCTGGGAAAACTGCACATATCGTTGTATTAGAAATCATACATCTAGTTCGTTCTTTAGACCTGACCTAGATGTTGCTAACGCATTCTGGGTAGTATATGTAGTTCATGCAAAAGAAAACGCAGGTAATACTCAAGGCGACATTGTTACATTTGACGGAACATCAACTGTTGCTGTTCCAATTATTCCACAAGGCGGTGCTGCCGGAGATACAGAAGATTATCACTTCCACATTTCTAACGGACAACCAAACTGGAAAAAAATGTTTGTTATTCCAGATCTGTACTACGTATCTAACGACGGTGTAGACGATGCAGATCACGGTCAGACATGGGATAAACCTTGGAAAACTATTGCGTATGCTTGTCAACAAGTTGAGAACGGATTTTATTTCCAGAATGCCAATACATTATTAACTGAGAACAAAGATTTCTTAGTTGAAGAAATGTATCAGTGGATGCTATATCAAAAAGCAAATAGTAATTCTCCATTTAGCCCAACATCGGAATTCCAAGAATACTCGACTAGACGAGATGCAGAATTAATTATTACGCACTTTCTTATGACATTACTAGAGCTAGTAATAGTAGAACAGTAATTGCTACTAAGGCATTCTTTGCTGAAGGTAGCACTACTACTTTCTTTAACACAGAAACAGATGCGGCACAGCCATATATTGTTGCCGCACTTGAACGACTATTAGTTTTGATTGGTTATGTCTATCAAAACTCTAACCCAGATGTTAACTATCAAGTTGAAAATATTGTTTGGGACGCTACAGAAACTTATGTCACTAACGACATTGTCTATTGGAACGAAATATTTTATAAGAGTTTAATTGATGGCAATATCGATAACAATCCAGAAACCGTTGGAAATCAAAATTGGGAAGTAATAGCAGACCCGACAGTACAACAGTATATCAACAATGGATTAACTTTAGAGTCTGGTGCGTATCTTGAAATTACCAGCCTGATGAACATTGTAATCGATGCAATACAAAATGCCAGCACAGAAAATGTTCCTTTAATTAATCAAGGTCAGACAACTTCTATCATGATTAAAACAGGAACATATTCTGAAGAACTACCGATCATAGTTGCAGATAATACTGCTCTAATCGGTGACGAACTTCGTGGAACTGTGGTACAACCTAAAGTAACTGTTTATACATCAACTTCTAGCTCAAGTAGCTCAACTAATAGATTTACACTGAGATCTATTAAAAATGTCACAGTTAATATGCCTATTCAATTTTCTGCGGCAACAACAAATGATGATTTTGGTGGAGTTACTCTAGGACAAACATATTATGTTAAAGAAATAGTAGGCAGTCAAATTACTATTTCAGAAACAGTAGGAGGTTCAGTAGTTGCACTAACAACTGGCACAGGATTTATGACAGTGTATGCTGGAGACTGTTTGAAAGATATGTTCTATGTACGTAATGCTACAGGCATTCGTAACATGACATTAACAGGTCTAGCAGGATCTTTAACAAGTCCAAACGGCTTTGGCACACGCAGACCAACGGGTGGTGCCTATGTAAGTCTAGATCCAGGTAATGGTCCTGACGATACTAGAACTTGGATTATTCGTCGAAGCCCTTACATTCAAAACGTTACCAACTTTGGTGTCGGTTGCACCGGATTAAAAATCGATGGAACACTACACAACGGCGGCAATCGTTCAATAACTTGTAATGACTTTACACAAATCATCAGTGATGGTATTGGTGTATGGTGTACTGGTTCTAATTCATTAACTGAGTGCGTGTCAGTATTCGGTTACTACAATTATGCTGGATATTTTGCCGAAGACGGCGGTAGAATCCGTGCTACCAACGGTAACAGCTCATATGGTACATATGGTGTTATTGCTGAAGGTTACGATAATACAGAAGTTCCTATCTCAGGAAAAATTGACAACAGATCTAGCCAAGTACAGGCCAGTGTACAAAGTGCATTTGGTACTAATGCTGAATTATTAGCAATACAATTTAGTAATGCTGGCTCTAACTACGTTGCAGACACAACAAACTTATTACAATACAGTAATAAATTTTCAACTAGTCCATGGACTACAGACGGTAATGTTACTATTCAGAAGAATACAACATCTCCATTTGGACAATCAGATGCATGGACACTGACAGGTGCAACATCTGGTAGCGATTCAAGTTATATCTATCAAAATATTTCTGTATTACCTCCTGGTAAAGTTTACACAGCAGTAGAAACAGTTAATGTGACTGGTTCAGGTAATAGTGCTACATTCGATATTACTGTGGGTGCTACAGGTTACTCAGCAGTAGTCAATGCTGGAGGTAGCGGCTACGTTACTGGTAACGAATTAAGAATTCCAGGTAGCTCGTTGGGCGGCGAAGACGGAACAAATGATTGCTTCTTAACTGTAGCAACTCTATCGGGAAGTTCTATTTTATCCGCCACTGTTTCAGGAGTTGTTCCAACAAACAGCGATTTAAATTACACATTTAGCATCTACGCAAAACAAGGATCATCTGCAACATTTGACATCGCCGCAATATACAGTGGTTCATCAACAGTATATTCTTATTTAGAATTTACATTTAGCACTAAAGGTCTTGCAGTATCTACAGCATCTGGCGGCGCAGTTCCAGTTTCATACGGTAAACTAGAGTTAACTGAAGGTTGGTATAGAATATGGATGACTGTGTACGACAATGTTGGATTGAATAATAATCTTCAATTTAGAATTTATCCAAGAGGTCGAGCAGGTCTAAGCGGAAATACACGCTTCTACGGAGCACAAGTTCAGATTAATTCTGATCCTACGTTCTACCTTGAGACAGAGAATGATCAATATACTGCCTATGCAAATTATTCTATAGTAGGTGCAGGTACTAATGCTCGCTTAATTGGAGACGAAATTAGATCCAACGCAGTATTCCAGGCACGTATTACAGATACAGGTAGTGCAGTTGGCGGAAGAAATTACTTAGTGTCATCTAATAATGCTCAAGCAGGAGACGAAGAAACTATTACTTTAGCAGGATCAGATACAAAAACTGCAAGTAACTACATTGGTATGAGAGTGTTCCTTAACAGCGGAACAGGAGCAGGACAATACGGATATATTTCGTCATATGACGAGGGCACTAAAGTAGCACAGATTCTTAAAGAATCTTTTGAACCGTTGAACATTATTTCTACAAATAACAGTACAGGAATACTTACTTTAGACGGAGACTATACCACAGATACATTGTATTTGAATCAACCAGTACAATTTATTCCTACATATTACAGTACCACTGTAACTAATACTTCTGTTGATTTCGTCAACGTTGTTGAAACAATTGGCGGATCAACTAATACGTTAACGTTGGCTAGTACTGCAAAATTAAGTGTTAATATGCAAGTTAAGTTTGGCGGCGCAGTTTTTGGCGGCGTTACCGACTCTTACACTTATTACATTAAAGAAATTATCGATGGTACGACAATAACTATCAGTACTGAACCTTTTGGAACAGCATGGCTGTTAAATTCTGACACAGGTGCAATGACTATGTCGTTCCCAGGTTATAACAGTTATGTATTAGGTCAAACTAATGATATGAAAATTAACATGCCTGTTCAGTTTACTGGAACCTCAATAGGAGACATTGCAGTAGGTACAACATATTATGTTAATGATGTTATTTCAGCATCCAAATTTACAATATCGACAACATTAGTAAGTATAACTGCCACAGCAACTACTGCGGCTACAAATTACATTACAACATCTTCAACAGCATCGCTAGTGCCATTAAATCCAATAGAATTTACAGGCGTTGTGTTTGGAGGAATTGTTGCTGGAACAAAGTATTATGTTAATAAGATTGTTAACTCTTCAACATTTACAGTTACAGATACAGTTATTTCTGTAACTGTAACAGAAACAGAAACTTTAACAAACTTAATTACTGTTGACTCAACAGCAGGATTTGTTGCAAACAATCCAATTAAGTTTACAGGAAATACATTTGGCGGTATTGTCAACGAAACAACATATTATATTCTAGCCGTTAATGATGCAACAACATTTACAATTAGTTCTTCTCCTGGAGGTAGTGCGCTAAACCTTTCAACTGCTACCGGAGAAGTATTGGGTAAAACAACAGCGGCAGCATTTACATTGTCTACAGCATCAGGATCGATGACAGGAACAACTACAAATGCAAAATCGACACTAACCATTGGTTACGGTTCGATGAACGGTACATATTCGACTAATTTGTTTGGAGATGTATCTGCTGGAACAACATATTATGTCAAGACGATCGATAGTACTTCAACATTTACAGTCAGCGGTACACCTGGCGGCACTGCAAGTACATTAAAAACAGATACCGGATCTATGAACATTGCGGCAGTAGGTTGGGATCATATGAATCCAGGAACTACTATAGAAGCGTTATTAGATAATTCAACCGTTTACTATGTTGAACCAAGAGTTACAATATCTGCTCCTAGTTTGACACAAACAGCATCGACAACTAATACATTGGCTCCGGGCACTAGTTGGATAGGATTAGCCTATGGCGATGGCACATTTATTGCTCTACCAAGTGGTAATGCTATTGCTGGAAAATCGACAGACGGTGGCGCAACCTGGGACGCAATACCTTTGCCAAGTCCAAAAACTTGGACAGATATTGCCTACGGTAACAATCGCTGGGTTGTAATTTCCAGCGGTGGCGCCCTTGGAGATCCAGGTTCAGTTGCACTATATTCTATTAACAACGGAGAAGGTTGGAGAACAACTACATTGCCTTCGTTGACTACTTGGAGTAAAGTTGCGTACGGCAACGGAAAATTTGTCGCTATAGCCGCTGAAACTACTAGCTCTGCATACAGTTCAAACTATGGCGGTACATGGTCTAGCGGTACAGGACTAGTTGCAAGAAGTTGGACTGGACTAACGTTTGGTAACGGAAAATTTGTTGCAGTATCCGATGGAACTACCTATACAGGTGTTACATCGTCTACTACTTCAGGCGGTGGATCTGGGGCAACATTTAATGTAACCGCTAGAAGCAGTGGCTATACAGTAACAGTTAATAGTGGTGGTTCTAGTTATACAACATCTAGTATAGTTAGTGTTTTAGGTACAGCAGTTGGCGGAGCAACCACAGCAAACGATATTACAATTACTGTAACAGGCGTAGCGGCTATTGGCGGCGCTATTACATCATTTACTGTTTCAGGAACTGCTAGTTCAACAGTAAGTACTACTGCATCTTACAGTTCAAACGGAACAAGTTGGTCATCAGCAACATTACCTAGCTCTACAACATGGAGCGACGTTGCTTATGGTAATGGCTTGTTTGTTGCAGTTTCTAGCAGTAGTGCTAAACCTGCTTACAGTAGAGATGGTATAACATGGACACAATCTCCATATACTATCTCAGGTGTAAACAAAATTGAATATGGTCAGGGTGTATTTTTAGCTCTATCTAGCACTGCTGGAGTTGCATATACATCAGAAGACGGCTACGCATGGACAGAACGCACAGTATCGGATGACGGATATGGTGCTATTAAATTTGCGTTTGTAGGCACAAACAACGACCAAGGAAAATTTGTTACAGTGGCGGCTCAAACTGTTGGTAGTATTATTGAAACAGGTTGCAGAACTAAAGGTCGTGCAGTTATTACTTCAGGAACTATTACATCTATTAGTTTATGGGAGCCAGGGTCAGGTTATACCAGTACTCCATTATTAACTTTTAGAGATCCAAACGTTACTGTGTCTGCAACTACTTCATTAAGAATTAGCAACGGTACACTAGGAAATCCAACTTTTGTAAACAGAGGACAAGATTATAATACTAACTCTACAATTATTACAATTAATGGCAGTGGCTATGCTGATACATTCCAAACCGGATTAACATTAATAGTTAAGAATTTATCTAAACTACCTGCTCCTGGTGATAACTTGGTTATTTCAGGAAACAGTAAAATTTATAAAGTAACAAATGCTACCCCTGTGTATGGAACAACAGCACCAAATATTGAAGCAAATATTGAAATTTCTCCAGATATGACCGTGGAATTAAGTCCAGCACACGAAGCAAATATTATTATTAGAACAAAATACAGCCAGGCAAGATTAACAGGACACGATTTCTTAAATGTGGGCTACGGAAACGCTATTCAAAGTAACTATCCTAACCTACCAGAAGATACAGTTCTTGCTCCACAGGATCAGGCAGTTGAAGTTAACTTTGGTCGTGTGTTCTATACTAGTACTGACCAAGACGGTAACTTTAAAGTTGGTGATTTGTTTGGTGTTGAACAAGCAACTGGTATTGTTACTTTAAGTGCTACACAATTCGGACTAACAGGTCTAGAAACACTATCACTGGGCGGTATTGCAGTTGGTGGATCAAGTGTGGTTATTAGACAGTTTAGCACAGACGAAACATTTATTGCTAACAGTAATAATATTATTCCAACACAGAGAGCAATTAAGGCATACTTAACTGGACGTTTGAGTCAAGGTGGTGCTAATACATTTACTGGACAGTTGATTGCTGGTACAGTTTTAGTAGGTGGCGCAGACAGAATTGCCAGCACTATTCCGGAAGGCTTAACAGGCGCAGTGGTTAATATGCCAACAAAGGTAACAGTTGACGGACAATTTGGCGGGTGGGACGGTGACGGTATGGCGTATTCTTACTTTGTTAACACATGGAACCGCCCAGGAGCAATATAAAATCCCATTTTTTGGGTTTAGATAAATACTATCAGAGGATGATATAAAATGGCAGAATTTAGATTAGGTAGAATTAAATTTGTTTGGAAAGGTGATTGGACACCAAGTACTTCTTACGTAGTTGACGACGTAGTCAACATCGGTGGTAAGAGTTATATTTGTGTTATAAATCATACTTCAGCAAGTTTATTTGTCACTGATAGTGACGCAAATCCACCAAAATGGAATCTAGTCAGTGACGGTACTAGTTGGCAGGGCGACTGGGACGTTTCTACTTATTATAATAAAGGCGACCAAGTTAAGTACGGCGGCTTAGTTTATATTTGTTTAACTTCTCATACATCTGCGGCAACCACAACACTGGGCTTAGAAGCAGATCAAAGCAAGTGGGAAGCATTTGCAGAATCGTTTTACTGGACAGGCGAGTGGGCAACCTCGACTCGTTACCGCGTATATGACTTTGTTTCGTATGGCGGTATTACATATATTTGTAATACAGCACACACATCTGCTGCCACAGCATCATTAGGTCTCGAAGCAGACCAAAGTAAGTGGACTGTATTCAACAGTGGCTTAGAATATCTAGGTGTATGGAATTCTTCTGTACGCTACAAAATTAATGATATCGTTAAGTACGGCGCCAACACTTGGATCTGTACAACACAACACACTTCCAGCACAACTTTTGATGATACTAAGTGGGGAGTATTTGTTGAAGGTCTTCAATTTGAAGATTCTTGGAGTTCTTCTACAGTCTACCAAGAAGGCGATGTGGTAACATATGGTGGTTATTCATATATTGCCACACAAAATCATACAAATCAAAATCCAAGTACAGCGACAGCATACTGGGACGTCTATACTACTGGATTTAATTTTAACGGTGATTGGGTTTCGTCTACTGCTTATAAAGTAGGCGATGTTGTAAGATTAGGAAGTTATACTTACCTGGCAATAGCAGACAACACAAATCAAGAGCCACCAAATTTAACTTATTGGAACAGATTAAACACAGGTATTAAGTGGACCAATGTGTCAACAACATATACTGGAGTATCTGGAACATCAGTTAGCCCAAGCATTGGCTCGGCCGCAACTTTCGATATTACACGTACAGGAACTGTTTATACAGTTGTTAAAAACAACACAGGAACAAATTATTCAGACGGAGATCAAATTGTTATCTCTGGTACAAGCGTCGGTGGTATTAGCCCAGCCAACGATTTAACATTGACAGTAGACGGAGTAACTGCTGGCGCAATTGATAATATTATTATTGAAAGCGGTTATTCTGTAACATGGACAGTGAATCATGATTATGTACAAGGCGATGCAGTATTCTTTGGTGCAAACAGTTATATCTGTGTATTAGAGCATACAGCAAGTTTATTAAACAGACCAGATGCAGACACAACCGCAACATATTGGAATTTATTGGCTGCTGGTAGTGAATCAGCAGTTCTAACCACAGCAGGCGACACATATTACTACGGTACAACAGGACCAACAAGACTGCCAGTGGGCACAGAAGGTCAAATATTGCGTGTTAGCGGTGGCTATCCTACATGGGCGTACTACGGTGTTATTAATAACCTAGTATATGTTGCTCCACTGGGAACAGATAGTCTTGAAGATGGCCAAGGTCTTACAATTGATAAGCCTTGGAAGACTGTGCGTTATGCTTGTGAACAAATTGAAAAAGGTTACAGAAATAGACAAGCAACAGAATTGTTGGCAAAGAACAAACAATTCATTATGAAAGAAGTTAGTAACTGGGTTACTAACACATATTCTGTAGCAATTACAGCAAGTTCTGCGGCAACTAATGAATTTACAGCAGACGACACAACAAACTTAACAGCAAATATGCCTATTGAGTTCTCAGGAACAGTTGGCGGTGTAACTGCTGGAACAAAATATTTTGTTAAAACAGTTGTAGACGGCTCACACTTTACAATTAGTTCTACACAAGGTGGTACAGTTTCTACACTAACAACACAAACAGCATCAATGACTGGATCATTATCCTACGATTATGATTTCTGCCAACGCGATGTTGGCCTGTTAGTAGACGCACTAATTTATGATATCGGCCACGGTGGTAATGAAGAAGCAACTAAAGCAGCCAAGGCCTATTATACCACTGCTGGTAGTGCATATATTAACAGCAACTTTGGACAACAGATTACTCAAACTGTTGCCGCATACAATTACATGAAAGATTTAGTGGAAGATGTTTTAAACAACAACCCACCAGAAATTAATTATCAATTGGCTAACGGTGTTGCTTTAAACACAGCAGTAGCTCAGATTATTGACAGTACATTAACTGCGGAAGCAGACACAGTAACTACAGCACAATCATTATTGACTATTGTTACTGACGGTATCCTAGCAGGAACATCCACAGCAATTCCAGCGGCAGTATTTTCAAACACAACAATCAGCGTTAAGACTGGTACATTCTACGAAGTGTTGCCAATCGTTCTTCCAAAGAATACCGCAGTTGTTGGTGATGAACTACGTTCAACTGTTATCAGTCCTAAGCCTGCTATTGCAAATTTAGTTAATGACAAGCCAAAAACTATTTCTGCACTAGAAAGAATTAAGGCAGTTGCACCAAACTTAGTAGCAAACAACTCTATTGTGCCAACAGAAGGCAACACAGCAACACAAGAGTTTATGTTTAATGTCACAGAAACTATTGCATTAGATTCTGTAACAACTAATATTGCATCAATCAAAGCAATTTTAGAAAACGGCCTAAGTTCTGTTCCAGCATTTGTATACCCAACACCAACTGGTGGAACAGGTAATGCTTATGATGCAGATTATTACAATGCCGCAAGATTAATTCTTGCTAACAAATCATTTATTCAGTCTGAAGTTAGTGCATGGATTAATGCACAGATTTCTGGAAACATCTCTCCATTCGTTGGATTTACATACGGCGGCGCAGGACAAACAGCCTGCGAACGAGATGTTGGTTATATTGTAGACGCATTGGTATATGACTTAACCTACGGTGGCAATTTAGCAACACAGGTAGCCGCACGTTCTTACTACAGCAAGGGCATTTTTGTTGAAACAGGCGAAAAAGATCAAGCATTGGCTGTTCAAACAAGAATTAAATCGTTTATCGACAATATTGCTGTAGGTAATACAGCAGGATGGACAAAAACAACTTCATCTTCACAGGTAACTTCTGGAACACCAGGCGGTGCAGCCGCAGGAACATTTGCACAAGCACGTATCCAAGAAATGTACGACACAATCAATACAGGCACAGAGCCAACAACTATTGCTCCAAGCACAAGTTGGGTTCGTCCAAGATTGTTAACAGCATTTAACGCTATTGTTGCAGATAAAACAAATATTCAAATAGGTGCTATTGCTTGGATTAATGCAAATTATCCAACATTAGATTACGACCAAGCATTATGTTCACGTGATGTTGGCTATATGGTTGATGCACTAGCATACGATGTTATGTTTGGCAGTAACTTTATGTCTGCAAAAGCAGGTATGGCATATCAACGAGGCCTTGCATCAACCGGAGTTGTTTTAGCAGATCAATTACCACAGACTTTAGGTACTGTAGATTTTGTTAAGAATGCAGTATTAAAAGCCAGCGCAGGTACAGATACAATTACATCAAATATTGGTGTAATGACAGACATTCTGTCAACAGGACTAACCGCAGTTCCTACCTTTGACCTACCAACACCAACTGGTGGTAGTAGCAACGCTTATACTTCTGGATACTTCCATGCCGCAAGATTAATTCTTGCTAACAAAGCATTCTTAAAAGCAGAAGTTACAGCATGGATTAATGTACAAATTGCAGGTTCTGTCTCTCCGTTCAGCGGATTTATCTACGATGCAACAACTTGCGAACGTGACGTTGGCTACATTGTAGACGCACTAACTTTTGACTTAACATATGGTGGCAACCTAGCAACACAAATTGCCGCACGTTCTTACTATAGCAACGGTGTGTTAGTTGAAGTAGGTGAAAAATCTCAAGCATTGGCACTATGGGCTTATGTAAAAACTATTATCGATGATATTGCAAAAGGTCTTGCAATTACACCTAGCTCAGGAAACGTTGTAAGTCAAGTAACTAGCGGCACAGCCGGTAGTGCTGGCGCCGCAACAGATGCACAAACACGTATTCAAGAATTGTACGACACAATCAATACAGGAACAGAGCCAACAACAGTTGCTCCAGATATTACTTGGGTAGCAAGTGATCTTACAACTAAGAATACTAATATTCAAGCGGCAAAAACAAGAATTAAATCAGCCGCAATCAACTGGATCAATGCAACATATCCAGATTTAATCTATACAGCATCTACATGCTCACGAGATGTGGGTTATATTATTGATGCATTATGCTACGACCTAATGTTTGGTAGTAACTTCCTAAGTTCATGGAACGCAATGAGCTATTACAGAGGAATTACATCAACACAGACAGTAATTGCACAACAGTTATTGCCAACAATAGGTGTAATCGGCTTTATTGGAGCATCAGTAAAAGAAATTACTACTGGTGTTACAGGTTCAGTGGGTAATTCCGTAGCAATTGATAGAATTGAACTAAGTGCTAACACAGCCTACGACATTCTAAACAACGGTTTGGATGCTGTCCCAGCAGAAGTTATCACAGATCCAACTAATCTTGATGTAGATTTCTTAAATGCAAGAACACAGATTGCAAATAACTATGCTTTCATTAAAGCAGATGTTAGCCGATACATTCAAAACAACTATGCTGTTGTTTGGACAGCACTTGGCGCAACAGGACAAGCCGCTTGCCAACGCGATATTGGCTACATCCTTGACGCAATTCGTTACGATTTAACCTACGGTGGTAACACACAGACTTTAATTGCCGGTAGTGCATATTACAGTGGTTTAAATCTAACTATTAGTTCTAGCGAAACAGCCGCAACAGTGGCCGCATACACATTCTTAAAGAGCATTATCGACGATGTTGCACAAAGAATTTCTGTAACTCCACAGTCTGGTAACACAACACCTCAGGTAACATCTGGAACAGGCGGTGATGCAACTGCGGCAGCATTTGCACAGGCTCGTGTACAAGATATTATAGATTGGATTAACAACGGCGAAGCAGGAACTGCTATAGCACCAGATACAAGTTGGGTTGATCCAGCATTAGTAGCAGGATTTAACATTTTACAAGATCGTAAATCTGAAATTCAACTAGATGGTACTGGTTATGTACAGAAATTCCATCACTATCTATCCTACGACGAAACAACTTGCAGTCGAGACATTGGATACATGGTAGATGGTATCGGCTACGACATGATGTTTGGCAGTAATTTTGCCGCAATCACTATTGGACGTAGTTATCATAGAGCAATATCTTCGACAGCAATCGTGCTGGCAAACCAGTTAAGTGCAAGTCTTGGACTAATTAAGTTCTTAAAATACAAATTAAAAGGCTATGCAGTTGGCGGTGCAGTTGCACAAATTGGTACAATCGTTGACGATATCGTTGGTACAATTGACGGAGGAGCAGTTCCTCGCTTCTTATGGCCAGACTTTACTGGTGTAGATGCAGAGAACTATGCGGCGGCAAAGTTAATCTATGATAACAAAGATTTTATCACAGCAGAAACATTAAAGTATATCAATACAAACTATCCAGCGATTGTGTACAGCAAGAGTGCGTGTGCTAGAGATACTGGTTACATTATCGATGCACTACGCTATGACTTAACCTACGGTGGTCATTTTGCAAGTAAGCAAGCAGGTATTGCATACTACTCACGTTTAACTTCTGCACTACAGATTGATAGCGGAGATAAAACAGCAACATTAGCGGCCTATGCTAATATGAAATCTATTGTGACAGACATTGCTAACGGAGGTTTAAGCTCTTATTCAGCACTACAAACTAACGTAAGTTATGTTACAGGCACAGGCGGCGATGCTACAAGTTCTACAAGAGTTGGCGCATTAATGGATGTTATTACAAACATCATTGATACTGGTTTAACAACTGGTGTGCCACGTATTACAATTACAACTATTGCTAGTGGCACAACATTTACCAGCACAGCACACGGTTTATCTGTAGGCGATGAAGTAATCGCACAAACCACAGCCAACGGATTAGTTGCTGGTACTACATATTATGTTAAGACAACACCATTGACATCGACATTTACATTGGCAGCAACCTACGACGGCACAGAATTAACAAGTTTCACCAACGGAACTGGATTATCTATTGCTGTAGAAATTACTAACTTGCCAAGTACAAGTTGGGTAGATACTAATGTAGCAACACAGGCAAAAGTGTTGTCAACAGACAAAGCATCAATTCAGAGTGCAGTAACACTTTACATTGACACTAACTATCCAAACTTAGACTACAATTCTGCTACTTGTGCTAGAGACGTGGGTTATATTTTAGATGCTCTACGTTACGATATTCTAATGGGCAGTAACTTCCGCTCAATCAAAGCAGGTATGAGTTACTATCAAGCACAGGCATCACTAGTAATCGGTGATCAGAAGCGAGCAACTTTGAATGCTTACAGATATCTAAGAGATGCTGTTAATCTTAAAGTTGAAAGTAATGCTACAGCACTAGCATCTGCTAAAGCAAACATGGACACTATTATTGCAATATTAGACAAGGGTGTTGGAGAAACTCCAGACGTTGTGGGTACAACAACATACCATAACGATCCAGGACATATTGCTGCCGCAGAAATCTTACGTGCTAATAAGACATTCTTAGAAAACGAAGCAACTGCTTGGATTTCTTATAACTTCGGCGGACCAACATCAGGTACAAGTTCTAGTGGCAACGTTATTACAACAACCAGAGCACACAACTTGTCTGTGGGCGATCCAGTTAAGTTCTTGGCAAATCAAGTATCGACTGTGGCCACAGACACAACTGCAACTGGAAACATTGTTACAGTTCTATCTACAACAGGAATGACAGTAGGTTCTAAGATTACATTTACCGGAACTGGTATTGGTAACATTGTATCTGGTGTTACATATTATATTTTAACTGTTGAAAGTGACACAGAAATAACAATTAGTGCAAGTTATAATGGTTCTGTGTTTAGCGTAGGCACCGGCACAGGCGAAATGACTGTAGTAGCCGGAGCAGTAATTGGCGGGTTGGCTGAAAATACACAATACTACGTATTAACAGTTCCATCTACTACAACATTTACAATTGGTACAACAGCAGGATCCATTACTCCGACATCTGTAAGTACAGATACAGGAACTTGTACAGCAGTTTACTCATACGACGAAGCATCATGCAAGCGTGATATGGGCGAGTACATTGATTCTATCATTTACGATATTAATTTACCAGGTAACTACAAAGGAACACGCTCTGCCGTATTGTACAACAATGCAGTTGCAGGTTCTGAATTGTCAGATATGTTCCAAGTAAGTAACGCTTCTGGTTTACGTAACTGTACTCTAAGCGGATTGAATGGCGACTTAACTGCTGAAAACGACTATGGTACAAAACGCCCAACTGGTGGAGCATACGTAGCCCTTAACCCAGGATTTGGTCCATGGGATAGCAAAGTATGGGTAACAAGTCGCTCACACTACTCACAGAACGTTACAATGTTTGGTGTAGGCTGTACAGGTGCTAAGATCGATGCGGCTCTACATGCCCGTGGTAATAAGTCAATGGTTAAAAACGACTTTACTACAATTATGTCAGACGGTATTGGTGTATGGTGTACTGGTAGTGACTCATTAACAGAACTTGTTTCTGTGTTTAACTACTACGGCTATGCAGGTTACCTAGCAGAACTAGGCGGTAGAATCCGTGCTACCAACGGCAACAGCTCATATGGTACATATGGTGTTATTGCCGAAGGTGTGGATGTTAGCGAAGTACCATTATATGGTACGGTTGACAACCAAGCATATCAGGCACAAATTACAAATACTGTAACAGATGCATTATCAGAAGTGCTTCGTTTAGAATTTGGTAATGCTGGTACAAATTATACAAATACAACATATACAATTAGCGGTTCAGGATATAACATCGACGCAATCGGCGACGAATTCCGTGACAATACTGTATTTGAATCAAGAATTATTGACTTAGATGATGACAACGGTGTTGGAGGTACAAGTTATGTAACAGCCAGCAACGCGGCTCAGAGTGGTGATAAAGTCAGCATTACTATTGCGGCCACTGATACTGCACTAAGCGCGGCATATACTGGCATGAGAATTCAATTAACTGCCGGTACTGGTGTTGGTCAATATGCTAACATCTTAACATACCAAACTGGCAGCAAGATTGCACAGGTATACAAAGACAGTTTCACACCGTTAACAGCAACAAATACCACAGTAACTACAAACTTAATTACAGTGGCAAGTACTGTAACCTTGTATGATAACATGCCAGTTTACTTTAGCGGTACAACATTTGGCGGAGTTTCTGCAAATACTGCCTACTATGTAATTGGTTCGACTATTACAAGTACACAATTTAAAGTTGCGGCAACATCAGGAAGTTCTACACCAATTACATTGTCTACAGCATCTGGCTCTATGACTATGTATGAAGCAGGTTGGGACCATACTGTACCTGGTAAGACTATTGAAAACACACTAGACTTAACAACTCAGTACATCATTGAACCAAGAATTAGTTATACAGCACCTGGTTATACAGCAACAGCAAGAACTTTAAGTGCAACTGCTACATGGAAAGAACTAACCTATGGTGATAGCAAGTATGTTGCCATAGCAAGTAGCGGAACAACTACATCGTATAGTGCAAACGGCACAACTTGGGCTACAGCAGGCGCATTGTCCGCTAGTGCAAGTTGGGTAGATGTTGTATATGGTGGTGGCGAAGGAGCAAGAGCAACTGCAATTATTGGCGGCTTAGGCGGTCAAGGCGCTGTATTTGAAGCAGTTCTAGGTGTAGCAAATACAACTGGTGCGGCCACAGCGGATCAAGTTGCCAGTGTTAATATTATCAGCGGCGGACAAGGTTATACAACACCACCGGTTATTGTGTTTACTCCAGTAAGTGGCGGAACAGGCGCAGTAGCGACTTGTGCAGTTCTTGACGGTGAGATTGTTAGCGTAACTGTTACAATTCCAGGAACAGGATACACAGTTCCTCCAACAGTAAGTGCAGCCACTGACAGACTGACTCAGGTAACTGTTAATAGTTGGGGAAGAAACTATACAGGTGCACCAAGTGTAACTGTATCAGATCCATTTACTGGTTCAGCATGGAGCTCAGGAGGTACAGTTACAACTGGAGTTTACATTTATTATGTTGATTCTGGAGATAAGAACTGGTATTATGTAACAAGTGGCGGAACATTTACAACATCTGGCCCAATACATACCAGCGGATCTGCCGCAAACGGTACAGTAACATTAACTTATGCTGGTACAACAGCAGTCCTAACACCAACAAGAACTAACGAAGGTGTTAGCGGATTTACTGTTACAGATACTGGTAAAGGTTACACAACAACACCTACTATTTCTATATTAGATACAGGTGCAAGATATGTGGCAATTGCTACAAGTACAGGCGATAACTGCTATACAACTAGTGCAGGCATACTAGCAGGTTCTACATGGACCGCAGGAACAAGTACTGGTAAGACAGACTTAGCAGGATTGGCCTATGGTGGTGGCGTTTATGTTGCAGTTGGCGGAACAGCCAGTGCAGTATCTAGCACCAGCGGTAGTTTATGGACTAGCAGAACTATTCCTACATTAGGTTCAGGTACTTACTCATCAGTAGCCTACGGTGCTGAAATGTTTGTTGCAATTTCTACAGGAAACCTAGCAACAGCATATTCTTCAAACGGAACAAGTTGGACCGCAGGCGGAAACTTACCAGCAAGTTTATCATGGACCAGTGTTGCCTATGGTAATGGACGCTTTGTTGCTATCGCTAGCGGTAGTAAGAGAGTTGCCTACAGTATTGACAGAGGAACTACTTGGTTAGAAAGCCCAGCAGGTCTACCAGCAAGTACAACTTGGAGTAAAATTTCTTATGGACAAGGTTTATTCTTTGCAGTAGCCACAGGCGGAACAACAGCCGCAACAAGTCCAGACGGTGTAACTTGGACTTTACGTGCAATGCCAAGCAGTTCTAACTGGACAGCAGTACAATTTGGTAACATTTCAAGTAACCCATTATGGGTTGCGGCATCTGCAACATCAGGTACAGTGGCCGCAAGCATTAGAACAGGTGCTCAAGCAACAGGTCGTGCTAAAGTAGCCAGCGGTGTAGTAACAGAGATTCGTATGTTAGAACCTGGATCAGGTTATCCAAAAGGAACTGTAACTGCAACTACTGTTACAACTAACTTGATTACAGTTGACAACACTACAAACTTAGTAGATAGTCAGCCAATTGAGTTCTACGGCACTAGCGCAGGCGGATTAGTTGAAGAACAGACTTACTATGTAATCGGTTCAACAATTACCAGCACACAATTTAAGGTAAGTGCTACACAAGGAAGCGCAACTCCTGTAACATTGTCTACTGCTACAGTTAGTGGAATGACATATCGTGCAGGACCAATCTATACATTGACAGATCCTAACAAGGTTAAGGTAGCAAGTCTACGTATTAGAATGGCAGACGGCGCACTAGGTAACCCAAGTTTTGTAAATCGTGGAGCAGATAATACAACTGCTACTTCTGAAACACAAGGTGACGGATACAGCGATTTGTATCAACCAAGCAACTTTATTAATATTGCAGGGTTGTACGACATTCCTGAAGCAGGTGCTAACGTTGAATTTGACAGCCTACCAGGCGTTTACTTCAAACTGGTTGTGGTAACTAATGAGTTAGGTGAATTGGGTGACAAAACTGCTCAATTCCAGATTAACCCAGCATTAACAGTACTACAAGCACCACGTCACGGCGACAGAGTAACAACACGAATCAAGTACAGTCAAGTACGTCTAACTGGACACGACTTCTTGTACATCGGTACTGGTAATAAAGAACAAACTAACTATCCAAATGTGGATATTTCAACTGCTAACGTAGCAAATCAGGCTCAGTTCTCAGCAGGTGGACGAGTGTTCTTTACAAGTACTGACCAAGATGGTAACTTTAACGTTGGTAACTTGTTCGGAGTACAACAGGCAACTGGTACTGCTACATTGAACGCTAGTGCGTTTAACCTAAGCGGATTGAACAGTTTGCAGTTGGGCTCAGTAGAATTAGGTATTGGATCTGCGATTATTACACAATTCAGTACAGATCCGTTCTTTACAGCAGATTCGGACAGCGTAGTACCAACTCAAAGAGCTATTAAAGCGTACATTACTGCACAAATCGGTGGTGGACAGAGCTCGTTGAACGTAAATACATTGACTTCGGGTATTGTGTATATTGCTGGCAACAGCATTAGCACAACAACAGGGGAAGGTATTAAAGTAACTTCTAAGATGAATTTTACAGGCGGCATAGACGGGGCTCCCGTTGCCCTTGGATTCTTTATGCAAAGATAATAATGGAGAAATTATAACATGGCAACAGGAAGATTAGCAACGCCAGCACAACTGGCAGCAACCACAAGCACCACAGTTTACACCGTACCTATCGGTTATTACTCAGTGTTTAACGTTTCATTTACAAATACAGGTGCATCATCTGTAACAATTCGATTAGCACTGGCTACAACTGGAACTCCAGGTACAGCAGAATGGATCGAATACGATACAGTAGTTGTATCTAAGGGCGTGTTTGAAAGAACAGGTCTAGTCGGCGGCCCAGGCTTAAACGTTGTAGCCTGGACTAACACAGGATCTGCTGTTAACGTTACTGTGTATGGCATTGAAACATCAACAGCATAACAGGAGATTTTAAAAATGGCACGTTATAATACCATAACACCAACAACTTCAACGACTGGTGCCGCATCTATTTCTGCACCAGCGCAGGGTCTAGTAACAACATTTACTGGATCTGCTCCGTATACTGTTACATTAGCCAGCCCTGTATTGTATATTGGTGTACAACAGAGTTTTTACAATGCTACTAGTGGTACAGTTACCATTAGTACACCTAGCGGTCAAATTAAAGGTCCAGGGTTTACTGCGGCAACTAGCCAAGCAGTTCCAACAACCTCAACCTATACTGTGGTGTCCGATGGCACAGATTACATAATTATTAATAACGAAGGTGGTCCACAGTATTCCACAAGCGGTACATTTACTGGTACACTAACTGCTCAAAGTACAGTAGCAATGAGTCCAGCAAATGCTAACGTAACAATTAGTCCATCAGGAACGGGTACAGTAACAATGGCTCCTGCCACTGCTGGTACAATTAATAATATTGCTATTGGCGGAACTACAAGAGCCGCAGGTAGTTTTACTACGTTAGATGCCAACGGAAACGTTACATTGGGCGATGCAACCGGTGACACTATAACATTAAATGGCACTATGAGTGGCGGACTTGGTACTGTTGACGGCGGAACATATTAATAAGGTAAATTAAATGCCAAAGATAAAATTTAAATCTAGCACCACAGCAAGTTCTGTACCAGGCTCCTTAGCCGATGGCGAAGTTGCTGTCAATACTACTGATGCTAAAATGTATATCGGTAATGCTGGTGTTAGAAAAATTATTGGCTCGTTTGGTAATCAAGAATCTAACAGCGTAAGCATTACTGGCGGAACAATTACAGGAACTACACAGTCTAGTGGTACACTGACTACATCAAACTTACAACTTAACGGCGGACAAACTGCTACAGGAGTTAGTACCAGTACTAGTTTAGGTACTAGTAACTCGTTAATTCCTACACAAAACGCAGTTACTTCTTATGTGTCTAGTAAAAAAGGTTCTTTAAAGAACATTTATACCTGGACATCTAATGGAACTTATACTAAAAGCGGATCAGATGTACAAAGAATTCGTGTAATTTGTATTGGCGCAGGCGGTGGTGGACGTGGCTACGGTGAAAGTGGCGGCAGTGGTGGCATGTCTGAATTAATTTTAGACGCTACTGGTATATCAACTGTAGCAGTTACAGTAGGCGGTGGATCAGGCGGTGGCCAATATTTTGGTTTTAGTGGACAGGGTGGCACAACTAGTTTTGGCGGATATTGTTCTGCTACCGGTGGTTATGGTGCTAATCAAAACTATCAACACAGTGGAGGCCACGGCGGTGTTGGCTCTGGCGGTAACATGAACATTCACGGTGGCGGTGGCTCAGGACACAAAAATTGTCACAGCGCATCGTATCACAATCCAGGACACGGTGGACAAAGTTTCTTTGGTGGCGCTAATTCAGGACATCACTATAGCGAAAGATGGGCTCAAAACCTTGGCGCACCTGGAACAGGTGGCGCAGGACATAACAGTTACGGTCAAGGTACGTGGTCAGCAGGCTACGACGGGACCTATGGAATTTGTGTAGTATATGAATATAGGTAAAATAGAATGCCAGTAATTAAAGTAAAACGTGGAACAACAACACCATCTTCATTGGTACAAGGCGAGGTAGCATATAATACCAGCGCCAACCAAATGTGGATTGGTAATGCATCAAACACTCCAGTAAAAATTATTGGATCTGCAGGTGCTATGGAAAGTAACAGCGTGGCAATCACCGGGGGTACGATGTCCGGTGTAACTACAACTGCTACTAGTGTAAACTTAACATCATTAACTCTTAATGCTGGCGAACGTTTGTACTACGATGAAGGCGGTAACGCTAGTGCCTATACAGGAAACTGGAACTACACAGAAACATATAACATGACAGACTGTGCTGGACTAGGAAACGTAACAGTACACGGCTGGGGCGGTAGTGCAAGAACTTATCAGTTGACACTAACAGGTGTACCGACTCATACAGAAATTAAATTTGAATGTTTGATTCATCAAGTAGACTCATGGGACGCTGAACAAAACGTAATTTATTTACAAAACTCTTCAGGCGCAGATGTTACAATGGCATCTTGGAATAAACAATATTCAACTGCGCCATATAATGTGGCCACATATAATAGCACTGAACATACATGGTTCGGTGGTCGTTGGTATTCTTACTTACCCTGGGGTGGTAATCAATCAGAAAACTCTGCAAGATTTAACGGTTATTCAAAAGTTACCACAGGATGGTTTGGACATACTACATCTACAATCATTGCTAAGATGTATACAGGATTGGATCAAGCACAAAGTGACGAAGCATTTTACATTAGTCACGTTAAAGTATGGATCAGAGGCGGAAACTCTCAGGTAACTGGAGTAACTACAAGTACTTCTCTCAGCGGAAACAGTAACTCTACGCTACCAACAGAAGCGGCTGTCAAAGGATATGCTGACCAGTACAACGGTACATTAAAGAACTTATACAGTTATACTGGAAACAGTACCTATACTAAGAGCGGATCCGATGTACAACGCTTACGTGTTATCTGTGTAGGCGGTGGCGGCGGCGGCCGTGGCTATCACGAAAGTGGTGGTGGTGGCGGATATGCCGAGCGTTGGATTGACGCTACAAATATTTCCAGTGTTTCTATCACAGTAGGCGGCGGATCTGGTGGCGGTTATTACTTTGGATTCAGTGGACAGGGTGGCACAACTAGTTTTGGTAGTTATGTAAGTGCATCTGGAGGCTACGGTGCTAATCAAAATAAGAGCCACTGCGGTGGCCACGGCGGCATCGGTTCAGGCGGTCAAATTAATACATACGGAGGCGGCGGCGGCGGACACGCACCGGGCTATAATAACCAACAAGGCGGTATGAGCGGCGAAGGTGGCGCAACGTTCTTTGGAGGTGGCGGAGCAGGGCGTCACGGAGGCAACAGTTTTAACCCTGTGGCAGCACCTGGAGGTGGCGGACCTGGTGGCGCAGGTAACCACAACGGCTCAGACGGATATGCCGGAATTTGTTTAGTTTACGAGTACAGATAATATGCCAACAATTAAATTTAAAAATAGTGTAACTTCTAGTAGTGTACCAGGATCAGGAACATTACAACCTGGAGAACCAGCATTTAATATTGCTGATCAACGTGCTTGGGCAGGTAATGCCTCTAATAACCCAGTTAAAATTATTGGTAATGTTGCACAACAAGAAAGTAATGCAGTAAGTATTTCAGGCGGTACAGTTACCGTCAGCACTTATTCTTCATCAGCAGTTACTGGTAGCCAGTTAACACTAGGTGGTACAGCAGTAACACAAAGTACAGGCGCATGGGACGGCACGTCTAACTCAGTGTTAGTTAGCGAAGCCGGCGCCAAGTATATGACCGATAACAGATTAAAAGATAGATTGGTTGGTGTTTATGTTTATTCAGGATCAGGTACATACACTTATACTAAGAGTGGGCCAGAAGTACAAACATTACACGTTCTGTTATGTGGTGGGGGCGGTGGAGCCCGTGCATATTCAGAGTGTGGAGGTGGAGGTGGCTTTAGCGAAGGTATTATTACCGCTACGAGTATAACAACAGTAACAGTTACTATCGGCGGTGGCGGGTCCGGCGGAGCATATTTTGGATTTAGTCCTGATGGTGGTACAACTAGTTTTGGTGCTTATCTATCAGCAGGCGGCGGTTACGGCGCAAATAGAAATACACAGCACAGCGGTGGACATGGTGGAATAGGTTATGGCGGTAGTATAAATACCTATGGAGGTATGGGAGGCAGTCATAATAATATGGACCAATATTCCACATCAAACGCTTCGGGCGGAATTGGTGGCGGAACATATTTTGGTGGTTGTTTGCAAGGCGATAGACCTGACTGGAGTACTTCAAGTAGTACGGCAGCACCAGGTACAGGCGGAGTAGCCATTGCACCGAACCATAACGGACAAGGTGGCAGAAGCGGCCAGTCTGGAATTTGTATAGTTTATGAATATAGATAAGGATTATTATGAAACGAGCACTAATTGATAGCAACAACTCTAGAGTAATTCAGATTGTTAACATCGGAGAAGAATTTGAAGTACACTCAGCATTGTATTGGGTAGATTGTCCCGATGATGCTGACACATACTACCTGTATGATCCAGAAGAGTTAACATTTGAAGACCCACATGCGGCATCTAAAGACGAATTTGGAAATCCTGTAGAGCCATTTACTATGCAACGTCAACGTGCATACCCTCCAGCAGGCGATCAAATGGATATGTTATGGAAAGAAATTAGAGATACTGGTGGTATTTCAGCAGACGGTGCTTGGTTCCAATCTATACTAGCCGTAAAAGAATCAATTCCTAAGCCTGTAGCCTACGATCCAGCAAACCCTATTGCTTCTACAACTACACAATGGTATACATCTGATGGACAGTTTGTTCAGTTATTTTCAGAAGTTAGCGGAACAGGTGGCAAAGGATCTGGTGCTAAGTTTAAAGTAAGAAAAGCAGGCGATGTGTATCAGGTTATTGCTACAACTGGCGGCACAGGATACAAAGCCAACGATGTAATTACATTGTCAGGTAATGATTATAATTGTGCTGTTACAGTATCTGAAGTAGATAATACAGGTAGCATTGTTACAGTATCTGTGAATTAAACACAGACACTATTAAACGCAATTAATATTCTTCTATCTTTTCCCAAGTATGGTTTTGCATAATGCAACATTATACTTGGGAATATTATTAAGCGTCCAGGAATAAATTCTGCAGAGAAATTTTCATCAAAAAATTCTAGCCCGGGACGTTCGGGCAACTTAAACATATTAAACCATATATTATTTCCGCTCTGCGGCTCATCGGCATCTATATAAAATATACCACTCCAGGTAGAGTCTGGGTGTCTATGTGGTTCATGCTGACCCAATGGACGAGTAACGTGTGCCCAACTTTCTGTAATTGCTATATGATAATCCGATTTGTTTACAGCATTAACAAAGTCTCTAGTAGTACTGTTTAACCAAGTATCAAGAGCTTTTAACTCTGAATGTTGCTGTAAGAAACTAAAATTAGATTCCCATAAGTTTGTTTTAACCTTAGGTGCAATATTAGATTCTATGACATTAGGTTTTTCTTCTCTAAGGCATAGATCAACAATCGCATCTTTGTGATCGGTAAATTCTTTCCATTCAAATATTCCTACAGGAATAGCACCAACTGATATTATCATCTTACACACGTATTAACAACTAAACGGTGACCGCTATTGCATCTAGCCGCACTATGATACCTTGCACCGTTGAATATTGCTACCCTTCCCTTTTTTGGAGTTACTCTTTTAATAACACTAAAATTAGTCTTATCAACTTGACTATCGATCAATTCCAGAATAGTTTGATCATAAAATGTTAGATCTTTGCCCTCTAATTGGGCCTTTATTTCCTGCGTTTCTAAAATATCCTTTACTGTTTTATCAAAAAATACAGTATCGCCGCCATCGCTGTCGCTGGCATAATATAAACACACCATATGATCTTCAGGAGTGTCTACATGAATATGATCAAAGTCGTTAGGACCGCATCCAGGCACAGGAAATGTTAAAAAACTTCTTGAAAACAATACATTATCAAATGGCAGATTTGCCTTATGAAAAGATTCAAACACCATAGGTAAAATCATAGGATACAAATCACTAGTAGATCCAGTTCTTACACTATAAAACGATTTTGCAAAACCAGGTTTAGTTTTTAAATCTAGTTTGTCAATCACGTTGTCTGCTAATGCAACATCTCGAGAAAACTGCCAAGTACTAGACGGAGATAATAACCAATTTTCTATCATATCCTGATACTGCGGACAGATAACATCATCTAATACTAAAATTTCATTTATATCTATCATTTTATTCCACATCAAAATTTATAATACAACGTCTTCCTTGTGTAGGAGTACTACTGCTATGATAATGTTTTCCGTTAAACAATACTACTCGTCCTTTTTTGGGAGTTACTCGTTGTTTGATAGTAAACACTTCTTCATTAATGCCAGGAACATTGGGCACAATATCTGTGGTTTGATCATATATTATTGTATCGCCATCGCTGTCATTGACATAATAAAGACAAACTATGTGCGGTATGTTGTCATCAACGTGCGGATTATTAATGCTGGTTTGTTCTGTGGGAAATTGTAAAAAAGATCTGGCTTGAATTATATTCGACAATTTAAAATCAATTTTTGTCAATGCTTCATATAACAGCGGTAATAATAAATTATACACAGGACTCATGCCATTAAATGTTGGCACTATAGGATGCACTAGTCCAAGATTTTGTTTTTTAACTTTTCTAGTATTAGAGTATGTAATGTCGTCCAATAAAAACCAAGGAATACTCATTTCGCTTAATAGTGTTTTTTCAAGATCATCTTGATACATGTGATTAATCACGTCGTCAATAACTATAATATCATCGAATGATATCTGAGGTTTTAAAGAATCTTGAAATTTAAAAAATTCTTTGGACTTAGCACTACCAATCATAAGTCTAAATCTTTCCTATCTAATAGATAATTAACTTTATTTTTTATAAATTGTCTCCAGCCATATCTGCTTAACTGTCCTAGTCCCAACAAGGAGTCTTTTCTTTTAGCATCAGATTCGTTATATTCTCTGCTAACGGCGGTAATAGTTTCCTTCTTAAATGGAATAACTTGAACTAACGGATCGCCCATTTTAATTAATGTGTCCTTGGGTTCGAACAACATGATATTAATTGGATTATGATTTGGCACTCTGTCAGAATCTACAATAGCAGGTACTGCTTGATAATTTGCATTATGAAACCACATAGGCATCCACATTAAACTATACCCAGGTGCTGTATAGATACTCCACGGATTGTCAATTTTAATATCTGTTCTAAATTTAAATCTATTAAACATCTCACCAAACTGTTCTTCAGGATGTGTTCTATGTTGATAGTTTAAATTACTGTAGTTTACATGATATTGGTCGTTTTGAAATTTTATTTCAATATCGCACCATGCCGGAATAACATACCCTGCCTGCAAATAATTGTTTACCGCAGGACATAATCTTACACTTAACAACGATGCAGAATTAAAATGATCAAACGGACAAATGTTTCCAGGATGCAATTCTTCATATTCTTTAGGCAAAAAGTTTCCAGCAGGCAACACAGGAGCGTGAGTCCTTATAGCCCACTCTCTACAAGTAAATGTAATAATCGGTTCTTGTTTCTTTTTAAACATTATACTTGTCTTTTAAGAACTGATATAAAGTAGGAGCGGCATCTGCAATCTTTTTCCAATAAGTTTTATTTGACTCCCAAATATCAAATGAATCATTAACATAATCTAACCGTCTATTAAATTTAAATTCTGATCGTTTGATAACTGATTCTGTAATAGGGAAATAATTTAATCCAGCGGCAATGAAAAGTGCGCCACCTGTACTTGAGTCGTACATTGATTGAACATCTCTTTTAAAGATGGCATTATCAAATCCATACCCTAAAAAGTCACCTGGAATTCTTTTTCCATTATTAAATTTACGCTCTCTAGCATCTCTCCAATATTGAGTGTCACTGCGTTGGCTTAATAAGTAGTGCATACTTACAAACTCTGCAAACGCTCTGAAGTCTCCTCGATTTGCTTCGTTAAATCCAACTTTATCAATTAAACTTATATCATCGCGAGATAAAGTTTTAACTAATCTATGCAAAAATTCGTGTACGGTGAACAAGCCATTAGACTCTAATGGTTCTATGAATCCTGCACTTAGTCCAATAGCACAAACATTTTTATGGAAGAGTTCTTCGTGAATACCTACACGCATTTTAATTAATTTAAATTCTAATGTGTCGATTAAATCTGCAGGATTATTTTCCTTCAAGTAACGTTTAAATTCTTCTAACGCATCTTCGTTGGATACATAAGCATCACTGAATACATAACCAGTACCAATTCTAGACCATAAGGGAATATTCCACACCCAGCCGTGTTCAATAGCAGTACAGTTAGTGTAAGGTTCCAACTGACTTTCTTTGTCTGTATAAGGCATTCTAGTTGCCCATGCGCTGTTATTGGGTAGTATGTCTGAATAACTCTCGAATGGCACACCTAGTGCTTTTCCTAGTAGTAGACTTTTCCAACCTGTGCAGTCGATGTATAAATCTGCTGTGATTTTTTCACCTGTAGTTAGCTCAACACACTTAACACCTGCGCTATCAGTTTCGATATCTTCTTTGATAGTGCCTACAATATGCTGAACTCCTCGGGGCTTACAATATTCTTCACGTAGCCACATACCAAACTTAGTAGCATCAAAGTGATAAGCCACATCGCTGTCGTAGCGCCAACCAGGTAGCTCATCATTTTCATTTTTAATAATTTTATTTTGATTAACTAACTGCATAGCGGGAAAGAAACACTCTGCAAAATCTGTATTTGGAGTTCCAGGATACTTGGCCTTTTTAATAAACCAGTCGTTTACACCGAATACTGTTCCCACATTCCAGGAGTCTCCGAAAGGATAATGAAATCCACCAGATCCTTTGCCTGCCCAGTCTGTGAATTTGATGCTCATCTTAAGACCAGCATCTGTGTATTTCATAAAATCGTCTTCTTTAATATCAAGTATGTGTAGCCATTCATTAATTTGACCTAATGTGCTTTCGCCCACCCCTACAGTAGGAACATCTGCACTTTCAATTAAAGAGATAGTTTTTTCTGGAAAGAATTTTATAAGAGTTGCGGCAGTCATCCAACCGGCGCTACCACCTCCGACTACAACTATGCTATTGATTTTTGACATTTTATTTTCCTAAGGCTTTATTATAATTACCTATAAATTTTTCAAGACCTACTTTATGTGGAATATGAGGTAATGTATTTTCTAAATGTTTTTGTTCGTCGACAATCCTATCACAATGCTGTCTAATTTCCGGAGTCAGCATCATATATTCATGTTTGACACGTTCTGGATTTAAGAGATTTAATCCGTGTAATGTAACTATCCAATTATCAGCAGTAAACAGTACATACTTTTGATCAAATTCTAATACCAATGGCAGTCGTTTGCTCCACTTTTCTAAATTATCTTTTAATCTTTTAGGTACCCAGGTGTCTCTGTTATTTTTAAGATCCTTCCAGAATGCTGTATCTTCTCTGGGTACGTAGTAATGTACTGCAATAAAATCTAAAATATTTTCGCAGATGTCGTCTACTCGTTTATTGTATATTCCGGCCACTTCGTCTGGACTGTTGGTCCAACTAGGCAATAAATTCATAATTAAAAAAGTCTGCAAAATAGTTTGACTAATGGCACTACTTTCTAGTGGCTCTACAAAACTAGAACATAAGCCGATACTAGCGCAGTTTTTAATCCAAGTGCGGTCAAGTTTACCTGCATCAAACTTGATTTTCTTTGCTATGTTTATTTTTCTACCTAACTTTGCTTCGACTTCTGCCTGCGCCTGGTCGAAATCTATGTACTTGTCACTGAACACATAGCCGTTGCCCCATCGACCATGTACGGGAGTATTCCACATCCAACCATAATCCATACCGGTTGCGCTGGTGTAAATTGGATATTCGTCTGTATCTTCTGTAGGAAATGCAATAGCACTATTAACCCAAAGATTATCTTTATAACTTTCCCACTTTGCTCCAAGTTTTTTCATTATCACTTTGGCAAAACCAGAACAGTCAACAAAGAAATCTGCCGAGTGTACGGCATTTTCTCCAATTAGTTCTTTAACATATCCGTTGTCGTCTAAGATTACATCTACAATTTTATCATCTATTGTAGGAATGTTTCTTTCTTTACACAACTTATGTAAGTAGTCGTTGGTGGAAAATGTATTGAAATGAAATTGATTAACAGGGCAAGGAACATTAAGATTTACCCAATCTTCGGGTACTGTGCTATCGATTGTACGTTTTTGAATAATGTCTAAAGGACCAGCACCTTCTGCAATTAATTTAGCGTAAACTGCTAGATAATCTCCAGCGGGTCTTGCATAAGGTTCACAGGTAGCATGCCAGTAATCAGGCACACCCCAATTACTAAATTTTATTCCTGTTTTAAGAGTAGCATCGCAGGCAACCAGCGTATCTTCTAACCTAACACCTATAGTTTCGCAGAAGTATCTCCAATGTTCTGTAGCGCCTTCCCCTACACCTATAACTCCAACGGAAGAACTTTCGATAACTTTAATATCTAAATGTTCATGTTGCCTTTTTAACATCAAGGCAGTAATTAATCCGCTGGTGCCGCCACCTAATACTATTATACTTTTAATTGTTTTCATAAACCAATTTTACCCATTCTTCTAAAGTATAGCAGATTGATGTTATGTTGTCAACATCGTTAGATAATTTTTGGTATGATTGGTGAAAGTCTTCAAATATAGTTGACCGTTTGGATAATAGACGTTGTCTAAGTTTGTCTTTATTGATTAAATCCAGTCCTTGGATAACAACTGCATAATTTTCTAAAGCATATACTTCTGTATTGTCGATACCTAATGATCCAGATTTCCATAGATCTAATTTATGCTGTAATGACGCCGATATACGCTGTGGATTAGAGTTATGATCCTGCCAAAAATCGGAATCATTTCTGTGTCCTCGATAATGTAGTGAAAGGAAATCGCTGATATCAAACATTATTTTTTGATATTTGTCATTAAATGATTTTTGTTCATACACGGTATTACTGTCGGGAGACCAAAATTCTGACAATATTTTTAATTGTTCAGCAACAGATGCTAGTCCGTTCGACTCCAACGGCTCTAAAAATCCCGAACTAATTCCAACGGCAATTACATTATTTTTCCAAGAATTTAAAAACAACCCAGGTGTAAATTTTAAATTAGCCACCGGATCTATCTTTATATTAAAATATTTTTCTGCTTCGTCTATTGCCTGATCCGCAGTAATTCTGTCGGGGTCGTAAATGTATCCATTACCTGCCCTATGTTTTAAATTAATATTCCAAGACCATCCATTTTTCAATGCTGTCATTTCGGTATAATTTTTAAGTACAGGCTCGTTCCACCATGCTACAACTGCCCTAGCAGGAAAATATTCGCTTAAATCCTTAAAAGGTTCATTTAATTCTTTTTGTAGAAGTAGTCTGGCGAATCCGGAGCAATCAAAAAACCAATCTGCATTTATTTGATCCCTAGTATCTAATGTAATAGAATCAATGTCACCGTTGAGTGCTTTATTAGATTTAATATACTTGCCTTCGATTAGTTTAATCCCCTTGCTTATGCCGCGACGTTTCATATAGTCGGCATTGGCGCGGCTGTCGAAGTGCCACATAGGTAGTGTAATAACATTAAATTTACCTACACTACTAGGACTGATAGGCAATTTATTCACACGCTGTAACGATCCGTTGTAGAATATTTTTTCAGTAGGTATGCCTTCCGCCAATGAACAGGCTAAAAAATCATTACCCAATCCAAACTCTGGAAACTTAGCATTAAAGTCTAATCTATACCAGTCTGGTATAAGCCCATGAACAAACTCTGTTCCTATTCCGTTCCAATTTACAAATTTGCCGCCGAGTTTAGGCATGGCATTTACAGACACTATCCAGTCATCAAACGGAATTTCTAAAAAGTTGAATAGTTTATTAAGGGATGCGGAACCACTTTCTCCAGCAATAATAGGTGGAGTATTAGGGTCTTCTATTACTGTCACATCGCAGGCAGGCCACACTTGTTTAACAAACAAAGCAGTTAACCAGCCAGCACTTCCTCCGCCTAATATTGCGATGGTTTTCATCGTTTCACTTCTTTTGCTAAGAATTCAATTGCGCCTCTGTGATTAAATTTAAGAGCATCGCGTTGGTATAATAATATATTGTCGTATATTTTATCTGTTTCAGTAATAACAGAGGGATCCTGAGACATCCATATTTGTTTTATTTTTTCTATATCAAATAATTTTAAACCGTGTAATACTTGTAACCAGTTCTGTTCTGTAAATAACACCCAGTGACTGGGAAAATATGCTCTACTTGGCACAACTGTTTTAAAGTGTTCCAGTGTATCTTTATTAAACTCGGTCAACTTTAAATCTTTGCAACTACGCCAGAATGGTGTATCGTTACGTTGAGTGATGTAATGTAACTGTACAAAGTCAATAATGTTTTTAGCAACTGCTTCAAATTGTTGATTATATTTGTCCGCTATTTTTTCGTTGCCTTTAGTCCAAGATGCCAGTGCTGATCCTAGTGCAAACGCCTGTTGAATACTAGTTCCTATGCTAGTAGCCTCGAGAGGTTCAACAAAACTTCCAGCAAGACCTACTGCAACACAATTTTTAATCCAGAATTTATCAACATAACCTGCACTAAACTTAAAACTTTTACCTACTTGTATAGGATCTTTATAGTACTGTTGCATTTCAGACAATGCTTGATCGTCGGATAAAAATTCACTGGAATAAACGTAACCGTTGCCATAGCGTTCTTGCGTTGGTATTCTCCATGACCATCCGCTGGATAATGCACGACTCAGGGTCCAACTTGGAAACTCGTCGTCACTGGGTGTAGGAAAAGCAAACGCTCTGTCCATGGGTAAATATTCTTTACAATCATTCCACTTTGCGCCAAGTTTAGAACTAATGACTCTTCTGAACCCAGAAGAATCTACAAAGAAATCTGCTGTATATTTGACACCGTCTTTGTTAATTAAAGAACTAATGTATCCTTGACTGTCAATTTCAACGTCGTCTATATCATCTTCAACAACAACTACTCCGCGTTCGATACATTTCTTGTGTAAAAATTTATTAAGTTTAAACGTATCAAAATGATATTGATTTACACTGGCATCGATAGGAAAGTAATGTATGGAATTAATGACATTATCTGGATATAAGTGCGGCTGATCTTCAGAAATTAATTTGACCATTACTCCTGGCAACCCGTTACCCATTAGTTGCGTATAATCGGCATGTAGAGCGTGCATATAAAATGTGCCGTCACCATTCCAATTTTCAAATCTAATACCTGCTTTGAAAGTAGCACCAGTTTCTAACATTAATTCTTGTAGAGTAATCCCTACAGTATTAATAAACTGTTTCCAATGTTCTGTACTACCTTCTCCGACGCCGACAATACCTATAGTGGGAGACTCGATAATTTTAATATCCATGGTAGGATACCACTTATTGAGTACTAGTGCCGTTATTAGTCCGCTAGTACCTCCACCTAATATGCAAACGGACTTGATCATTTTTTTAAGATCCTTCTAAAGAATCTACAAATCCAAGGTTCTGATTTTACTAATTTCTTTGGACGTAATCTATTTGGAATGACCCCCGACACAATTTTCCAACTTAAATTGTTTTGATATGATTTAAGAGACACAGAAGAATTTACAATATGATCGAGTTCTTCTGTTCTTGGTTGTTTGTTTAATTGAAACATTGCCTGTGGGTCTCTTGCTCTAAATCTTACATAGGCTAACGGCTGTCCTCTCTTAAATTCAATTCTGTCATTGAGCATTTCAAAAGTAGGAACCAGCGGACGTTGCCAATTACAAATATTAAAACTGCCAGGCATCAATCTCCATCTTAAATCGATATGATTATAAGGAGGTAAAAAGTCTACCCATACTTCTTCGTCTGCATAGAACAGCATGGCGCTGTTTAATGCAACTATAGGTTTATCAACTTCAGGATTAAAATCTCCCCAGTGAACTTTGACCATAGCATCGTGTGCAAGACTTGGAAGATTACTGCTTAAAACTTTATTATATTTGTCCCAGTGCAATTCTACATCAATTAAAGAACGTATTACCCATGTTTGTTCGTTATACTTTACAAATGCAGGGCATTTCATAAATCCTACTTTTGAATCTTTCCATGTGTCTAACTTTTCTAAATCAAAATGAATAATTTCGTTCCAGCCGTAATAATTTAGCGGACCCAGTCCGCTAGTATTTGGAGATTTTTCAAACCATGGAGTATATCCTACTTTTACAACTGACATTATTCGTCCTTAAAATTATCATTAAAACTATACCAACTAGTCCATTTACCATAAGGACAACTTTGTGATTTATTTCTTACGGTCTTGGGCATAAAATATCCAGTAATAGTACAGCCGTAATTTTCATACGACTTACAGTTATTGCATATTTCTAAACGTTTTTGTTCTACTTCTCTTGGGACTAGTAAAATTTTTTCGTTGAAGTGAACTCTACGTTGCGATGTATCAAGGTTTCTTATAACACGAGGTACTTTTTTATCTTCCATCAGCGCCTCCAGTGAGCATTGCTTTTAATTGATTTATAATAATTTCCTGAGTATGTAACTTATTAAACAAATAATCCATGGTACTGTTATTCGATTCCACTATTACGGGAGTTGAAAAATTATCAGGCATTGTAGTTTCTTTAACGACCGGATATGGTTGTTGAGAATCTAAGTATACTCCGCTGTATCTTAAATTAAATGTGATTACTATACGTTCATCATCAGTGTGACTTACTTCAGTTTTATGTCTCAACCATCCAGGAAACATTAACACATCGCCTGATTTAATATGAATTGTGGTATTAATTTTTTCTTCTACAGGACGATTGTAAGGAATGTGTGTAATACTGTATTCCATAGGATTAGTAAACACTATTCCTCCACTACGTTCAGGAGCACTTAGATAAAAACTTACAACAATAGGGTGCATACTATGAGAATGCCAGTCAGTAAAACTACCGTTAACGTGTTTATTAGACCAGCACTCGTCTATTGCAGGGCGCAGACCGTCGTTGATATCCAGGACTTTCCAATATAAATTTGCATGATACAAAATTAAATCGCACAATGCTTTAAATTCTGGTACTTCATGCAAATTTCTATTAGTGCCGTAGGTACTTATACCGCCATTTTTTTCCAACCCAACATGAAATTTTATTTCCTTGTATTGTTGTTCAAGCGTAGACCTTATGACTCCAAAGTCTATATCAGAGTCAAAAATATTAGTTTTGTAGATAGGTAACGCAAATAAATTTTGAATCATTTAACTTCGGCTTCAATATCGCCACTAAAATCAAACTTATTAACAAACGTCTTAAAAGAAATATATTTTCTTAATTCTGTACAATTTCTGTTAGGAGCAAGGCCTCTGTGAGGAATGTTACTGTCAAATACAATACAAGTATTAGGCATTGGATAATAACTGGCTATAATATTTCCTTGATTGTCAAAAAATTGCAGTTCACCGCCCCATTCCGGGCTCCATTCTTTATTAGGAAAATAACACATTGTCATATAACCGTCGCCGTTTGAATTAAATTCAAACTCTCTGTCAACGTGTATATTTCCGTCTAGGCCAAATGTTTTGCCGCCGGCAACAACGTCAAGACTTTTAAAGTTATAACCTTTGACTCTAGGATCTAGTGCTTCGAGTTTGTCAATAATATCCTGAAATAATACTTCTGTCCAACGATTTTTAACCATATCTACAGACCAAAAGTTTGCGTTATCTTCGATATCAAAGCCAGCGGCATTAATTTTTATAACACCGTATTTCCAAACTCCGTCGTTTAAATCTGCAATAATGTTAGCAAAAACATCTTGCTTTGCAACGTTTTCGAGATAAAAAATTTCTGGTAATTTGTTAGACATATATGTAATTCTCCTTAATTCGACAATATTTAGTGGGGTATTTTTGTGATTTACTTAGATCCGGCTTGGATAGCAATATTACCTGCTACGGAAATCCTGTAATCGTCGGACGTATAAAATGGGTGTACTTCGTGCATACATTCTGCTGGAAACAACAACATTTTCCCTTCCCATGTCTTATCCATGAATATAGGATTTTTAGTTATTTTACCAAACGAATTTACATAGAAAAATTCAAATGCTGATGCTAGATTTTTATTAGAGTTTACCCCAGGACTTGCAGCCAACTCTTCATTGAGGTCATATGGAATTTGTAAGTATATTACAAAACTATATAGACCTAGATGTGTATGCGCTGGATTGAATTCATATTTTTTCTGAAAATTAACCCATAGTGTGTCTACAGCGAAATCTAATCGCCCTGGTTTAAACACGCTGATATTAGAATTATATTTGAACAGCTCGTTATAAGTTTCGGCTACATTAAATGCAAATGGCTCTACTACCGAAATGGAGTCTTTTAATGAATATTCTCTCTGAATATTACCAGCCAACGTGTGGTTAGTAGCAGAAGCATGGTCAAAGTCTTTTTGTATTTCTTTAACTTCCTTCCACAAAGTGTCCATAATTTCTTTAGGAACGTCTTCAATAATATAGCCAAACGAATTAAATGTTTGATAATAACTCATATAATAATTGGAATAAATCCCATGTTATCAAAAATTCTATCTCGATGCTCTAAGTCAAATCCAAATGTAATTCGTTCACCCTCGTACGGTTCTAAAATTTCTACATGATGAAATCTACTACCAGGGCCTATGTAAAACTGTCCTACTTTGTTTTCAACTCTGTACAACTCTTTGCCGTTAGGCTTATCTGTAAACACAGTATGACTTTTCTTAGGATCTATAGCCATAAATCCGTGTAAAGGCCAATCATGATTATGTGTTTTAAGAACCTGTCCATTTTTATGACTGTTAATCCAAGCCTGCAACCATAGTTGTTTTGGCTTTTCGATACCCGCTAGTTCGTGATATTGTCTAATTCCGTCGATTAAACTTGTATAGATATCATAGAACCATTGATTACAAGAACAAAGACCAAACACATTATAGTTAGCAAACTGCCAGGTAATGTTGTCTGTGCCAACAGCATAATTACGTGCATTAAATTTTCTTTTAAATTTATCAATACCTATGTCTGTCATGCGTTGAATGTCTGCAATATTTTCAACAACATGCGGAACATCAAATGTCATGTATTGATATTCACTGTTGTAATACATTTCTTCTCCTAATTACTTCGTCTATTACTTCTTGTGTGGACGCAAAACTATGTCGTCCGTCAAATCTTCTATCAGAATAAGGACCCTGCTTATCTACATAATGGAAAAACCCCTGATAGTGAAAATCATTTTCTAACGCATGCCGCCAGTGTAGATTTTTAACACCTTTATAAATTAAGATATCTCCAAC